ATGATTCCCGGCGAACGAGACCCCATCGAGCACGAGTTGAAGGTGTGGCCGGAGTTCTTCGACGCCCTGGAGAGCGGTCGCAAGACCTTCGAGCTGCGCGAGTTCGACCGCGACTTCCGCGAAGGCGACACGCTCCGATTGCGCGAGTACGACCCGAAGAACGACGACACGCAGCCGCCCGGCGGCATCTGCATCGGGCGCATCCGAGATGGGTACAGCGGTCGAGAGGTGCGCCGCCTGGTGACATACGTCTTCGGCGGCGCCAAGCCCACCCGTCGCTCCTTCGAGACGAAGGTTGCGCCAGGCTGGTGCATACTGGGTCTCGCCGTCATCGACCCGCCCGTCGCGCCCGCGGCCGGGAACCCTGGCGAGTGGTACACCTACGACCCGGAAGACGGATACGAGCGGTTCAAGACGGAGGCGGAGGCGGAGGCCCACGCGGAGGCCGTACTCTCCGGCTACCGCGATGAATCGTCCGAAGGGTGGCATGATGCCGTCGGGGATATTGAGTACGGCCGGCTCATCCCGGTGAAGTACGCGATGCAGGTAGACCGACACGACACCCCCGAAGGCGACTTCGACTTCGTGTGCAACTACGTTCTCGCGCCGGTTTTGCCGTGATCGGCTTTCACAACGCCAAGAAGGAGCCGCCGACATGCGACGCCTGAGCCCGCAGCAGGTTGAAATGTTGAACCGCGTCGCGCAGAAGCAGGCACCGATCCCCGACGGATGGACCGGCGCCAAGCGCACCGGCGCCGAGCGGACACGGTTCGCGCTTCAGCGCATGGATCTGCTCGAAATTCGCTTCGAGCTTGGCAGACTCGCCACAACCTACCGTTGGCTCGTGACCGACAAGGGCCGCAAGGCCCTCGCGCAGTTCAACGCCCGCGACCCCGGGGCGGTTCCGCCGTCGGTGCAGCCGGCGGAGGCATGACGTAGACCGGAGGCTGAATCTGGGCCGGGGCGGGACCGTCCGAGGTGACGACGCGAAAGGGCAGCATCGCCCAGACGACCGTGGCGACTGCGATCACGACCGCCAACCCGCCGCCCCACCGGGTCACGGTCGTTTTGAGCGCGTCCAACTCGGTCGAGAACTTGCTGACCTCGGTCGCCACCTTGCCGTCGGTGTCGCGGAGCTGGCGAACCGACTCTTGCAGCCCGCGCAACTCCGCGATCTGCCCCTCGCCGCGGTCCATGCGCGTCTGGAGTTCTTGGACGTTGCGCGCAAGTCCCCCGACGACCTCGACCGTGACTGCGAGCTGGCGCGCCGTCTCCTGCACCATTTGGCGCACCGCGGGCCACTCTTCCTTCCAAAAGTGGGAGTGCCGCGCGCCCGCCTCGCCGTCTTTCGCCTTCAGCGCCGCGACATCCACCTGGATCGCCGACAGTCGCTCATTTTGCGCGTCTAGTTTTCCTTCCAGTCGCGCAAGCACGCTCTTGCCCCCACTCACAGCGTCTAGCAGCAGGTTTATCACGGACATCCCCCGATGCCTACAACGAGCGCCAGGGCCGCAGCAGCCCCGACGGAGAGCCACACGAGGCGACTGGGCGAGTCGTGCGCATCGAGCGCCGCCTGGACCTCGCGCGCGCCCGCCGCCGCGCGCTGAAGGGCGCTGGCCGCCGTAAGCCGCTCGCACAGGAGCAGGTCACGCATGCCGTCGATGGTGGTCGGTTCCGGGGCCGCCAGGACGGCCGCGCAGCCCGGAGGCACGACGATCTCCGCCTGAGTCTGGGCCGGCGCTTGAGCCTGGGCTGGCACGGAGAGCGCCTCGCAGGCGACCACCACACACGCAACAACAAAGCGTTTCATCGTGACCCCGCCGGCTCTTTGCCCGACCCCACGCAACGGGCGCAGATCGCCCCGTCGATGTACCCCGCTCCACGACAGGGGATGCACGGAGAGCGCATGCGTCGCAGGATGAGCGCGGAAACGGCAGTCGCGTCCGCCTCGACCCGGCCGGCCGCCTCCTTCGCCCTGCGCTGGGCGTCATCGTCCGCTGCATCGTCCGCGGACGCCTTCCGCGCGAGGCCGAGCAGTTCGCCGAGGGCTTGCAGGAACTTCAATGGCCACCATCCAGACTCGACAGTTCGCGCCGCAGCGCGCCCAAGTCGATGCCAGCCGCGAGGGCCGCATGCACCGCAGGTGTGTGCTTGGGGGCCGTGACTTCGGCCGGCGGAGGCGCGGGCGCGGGTCGCGCGCCGTTGGGCCGCACCGGCAAGGGAGGAAGGGCAATCCGCGCCGCGCGCGCCGAGGCGAAATGCTCACCCACGTTCCCGCTGACGTAGGCCGCGAAGACGCCGCCGAGGAACGTGGCGATGGTCGCATCGAACTGACCCTGAAGTTGCAAGATGGTCGCGCAGACCGTCGTCGAGGCGAACGCGAGTAGCTTCTTCATCCCCGCGAGGCGAGGCACCGCCGGCCCACTCACGACACCAACTCCGCGAGGACCTCAGCGTGTGGCCACACCCGCGCGTCGGGGTCCCAGTGGCGCCCGATGATTTTCGTGTTCCGTTTCACCGTACCGCGCTCGACCGGAGAGGCCAGGGTGTGCGTAGTGACGTGCCGAGCGTCCAGCGGGAAGCCGTGGGCCTGGGAGAGCAGGCGCACGAGCCGGACGAACGCCGACCGCTGCGCCGGGGTGTACTCGCCGGTGTTCGGGTCGGGCAGCAGATCGATGCCGATGCAGTCGTTGGGCGCGTCGCGCCAGGGATAGACTTCGAGAGGCGTCACCGCGCCAGGCCAAGCAGCGTCCCAGAAGTCGTAGACCTGGTGCCCCGGCCGGCCGTGTTTCTGCCACCCCGAGCCATCCGAAGGGCTCGCCCAGTCACGCCAGGCGCCGGAGGCGTAGACGTTGGGCACCGGGGAATCGCCGCCGAGCTTCCCCGCGTGATTCGTGCGCTTCGCGTCGGACTCCAAGATGAAGACCGCCCCCGTCTGCCCGAGCAAGTAGCCGGGCTGGAACTGAGCCGCGTCGAAGCGCCGAGCCGCCGCGCGATCAAACTCAGCGAGCGCGGGTTTCTTCCCACCGTTCGCCGCCTGCGCGGTCATCCACGCGCGTTGCGCGAAGGGTGTGCCCGGCGTGTGGACGATCACGCCCTTGGGGGCCGATGCACGGGGCCGGTTCGGAGTGCCGGACACCGCCAGGTCGAACGTGGGCAGCCCGGCCGCGACGAGGTCGTTCAGGGTGAGCGCATTCATCGTGCAGCCTCCGGCAGTTGAGGGTGAATGCTACTATCCGAGGCGCCTGACACCAACCGGAGAACGAACGTGGCAAAGAAAGAACGCCCACGAGAGAAATGTACAGCGCATAAGAAAGACGGCTCGCCATGCGGACGGTGGGCGCGCGAGGGCTACCCAGTCTGCCCGATGCACGGCGCCGGGACCGCGAAGCGTGTGCGGGAGGGCAAGCGCAAAGACCCAGGAAGCGCCGCCCTCAAGAGCGGGCTCTACGCGAAGAAGGCGCACACGCAACTCCGGGAGACCATCAGCGACTACCTCAAGAGGAAGGCTGACCTCTGGAACCTGAACGCCGTGGCCGCTCGACTTTGGGCGGCGCTCGAACGCTCCGACCAAATCGAGTACGCCATCGACGTCAAGGAACTGGAGTCGGCGACTGGTGAGGATCGCGTAGGGCTCGCCGTGGACATGATTCGCCGGCTCCAGTCGTCCGTGACCATCCTCGACAAGCTGGGCAACCTCATCTTGAACCGGGAGAAGTTGCTCGTAGCCGGCTCCGACACCCTGACCCGCGGCCAGGTGGTTGCGATGTTCCTTCAGATCCTCAACATCGTGCGCGAGGTCGCGAGCGACTCGAAGATCGCCCGCGAGGACATCGCGGTGCGGGTGGCCGAGCGCCTTGAAGCCCTCGCGATTCAGCTCGACGGACAGCAGGGCCCGAAGGCGCGCGCATGAGCGTTGCCGTCGAGCACGGCCTCGCCGCCGCGCTGCGCGAGGCGTCAACGCTGTACCGTGGGCAGGACGATCTGCACCGACTCCGGCACCGCTTGTCGCAGACGTGCAACCCGTTGGAGTGGGTCGAGCAACTGATCCCGACCGAGATCCCGACCGACGTGGGCCGCCCGCTGACCTTTCGTGGTCGCGAGTTCTGGCGCCCCATCTACCGCGACGGAATGGGGCGTCGCCTGGTGGTCATGTCTGCCGCGCAGGTCGGCAAGAGCATCATGGACTTCTACTTGATCACCGCGCTGGCCCACCTCGACTACTACGCCGGGCGCGGGGTCTGGATCGGCATGTACCTGCCGACGCAGGAGATGGTCCGGGTGTTCTCGCAGGCCCGGTTCAAGTCCATTTTGACCGCGGTGGGCGAGCGCACAGGGCTTGCATGCGGAGACGCCAGGCCGGCCGATCTTGGGGAGACCAAGAACGCCGTCGCCAAGACGCAGGACTCGTACAACCTGAAGCGAATCGGGCCCTCGTGGGTTCTACTCGGGTGGATGCAAGGGCAGGGCGTCGATGCGTTCCCCCTCGACCGGCTCCTCCTCGACGAGGTCCGCCTCATGGACCCGGCCCGAGTGGACCGCGTGGAAAAGCGCATCATGGCGAGCGCCCTGGGGACCATCGCCTACACATCGACCGCCGGCATGCCCGGCGACGCCCTCGACGTGCGCTGGGAGCAGAGCACACAGTACCGATTCCATCACGCGTGCCGGTGCCGGGACGGCATCGTGCTCCCGGACGCCTGGCCGAATTGCCTGGGAGAGGTCAAGAGCCCGTCCGAAGGCGAGGACCGCTACTACCTCTACTGCCCGCGCTGCGACCACCGCATCGTGGACCGCAGCGCGGGCCGGTGGGTCGCGCACAACGAGAGCGGGCGCTTCCCGGGATACAACCCGACGCAGCTCATGACGCAGCAGCCCATCGACAGCATCGCCGACGCCTTCTTTCGGCCGGACAGCGACCGCGGCGAGTTCACCAGATCGGTGCTCGGTCAGATGTGGATGGACGCCGACAGCGTGCCGATCACACAGGACATCCTCGACGCATGCGCCAACGAGGATCTGCTCTGGGCCGAGCCCGGCGACGTGCAGAACACCTGCATGGGCATCGACCAGATGGGCCAGAACAACTACTACGTCATCTCCTCACGCACCGCGGCGGGGAAGCGCCGCGTCGTTCACCTCGAAGTGGTCTGGGCAGAGGACCCGTGGGTTCGGGGCGCGCAGCTCATGCGCGAGTACGACGTGAGCATCTGTTGCGTCGAGCCCAACCCCAACTACAACGACGCGCTCGCCTTCGCGAACGCCCACAAGGGGCGTGTGTTCCTCGTGACCTACGCCAACAACAACACCGACCCCCGCGTGATCAAGTGGGGTGACCGCTCCGACGGCCAGGAGGCCGAGAAGGACAAGAAGACCGCGAGCGCCTTCAAGGTGAAGCACAGCGTCAACATCCACCGGAGCAGGGCCATCGACCTGATGGCGCAGGCGTGGACCGACCGGCAGGTCGAGACGCCGAACAAGAAGACCTTGCTCCAGAAGGTGCTCGACCCGTACGGCCGAGAGTTCGTCGCGTCAGTCTGCGACGACCTCTACCACGATCACCTGCAACGCATGGCGAAGCGCAAGGTGAGCGAGGAGAAGCGCGCCGACGGGGTCGAGATCGCCGAGCAGACCGGCGTGGTCAAGGTCCACTGGTCCAAGCTCGCCCGAGCGCCGGGACGGCCACGCCCGTTGACCCTGAAGGGCGATGCGTCCGATCCTCACTTCTTCTTCGCCGACCTGCTCTGCCACATCGCCTGGACTCGACTGCCCCAGGGCCGCAAGGTGCGCGCCGCGTACTTCTGAGCCCGTTGACCGCGCCGACCCCCCGCCGTACATTCCGACTGCACAGCGCCCCACAACAGTCTCAGGAGCCCGAGCAGATGCGAACCACCGGCAACACCGCCTCCACCGACATCGACCGCCTGAACAACGTCGGGTCGAATCCCAGCTTCCCCTACGCCGACGGCGGCACGCTCGCCGACACCCTGCGGCGCGTGCTCGCCAACGCGAACGTCTCCGCCTACGGCACCCAGACGACCGCCGGTGCGGCCATCGTCCTGGGCCCGGCCGTGGACGCCGACGCGGGCGTCGTCGCCGATACCGTCAACACGCGGCTCGCCGACTTCGAGGTCGTGGAAGAGGTGACCGTCCACGACGTCACTCTCAACGTGACGTTCGTGTGGACGGCCAGCATGGCCGCGGCCAAGGCGAAGAAAATCGCGGCCGACGGCACGACCACGTTCGTGGCCGCCGCGGGTGTCACGGTGTCCGGTCGGAACGTGACTCTGGGCACCGCCATCGCCGCGAACAACAGCGTGCTCCACTACGTCATTCGGGGCCGCTGACCGAGTAGGGGTGGACAGTGTTGCTCGACGCGGCGGGTCAACCCATGAGCCGGAGTGCCCCCGCCGACGTCTCGGCGCAGGCCATCGACCCCCGGCTCGCACAGTTTCTCATGGCCGCGCTCGCACCGGCGTTCAAGGCCGTGGAGCAGCGCATCCAGCGGCCCGCCAGGCCGAAGGTCATGGTTCTGCCGCGCACCACCGAGTACATGGCCGACAGCGAGCGGTCGCGTCGCGTGGTCCAGTACGGGCGCGGCAAACCCGCTGATCTCCTTTCGCACGAGCTGCTACGGACAATTTCGTCCAGCTCGTTGTTGAACGTGGCGATCCACAGCACGCGCCGCCAGCAGGTGCGCTCCGTCTGTCGCCGCCACGACGGTCGCCGCAACCGGCCAGGCTGGCAGATCGTTCACCGTCGGCACTTCGACCCACGCTTCGACTCGACCCAGGTGCCGAACCTCGAAGCGCGCTGCGACGCCATCGCCCAGATCATCGACGCGCCGCACCCGCTCTACGACACGAATCTCGGCGCCGTGCTGGTGAAATGCACAGAGGACCACCTCGCGCTCGACAGAGTGTGTGTGAACATGATCCGGGGCATCCTGGACGCGACCGGCACGCTGGGGCCAGTCCAATTCGCCCATGTGGACGGCTCGACAGTCTGGCCGATGGAGTTGTACCTCGACCACTTTGTCCGCCTGAACAACCTGGTGCGGTCCAACGGCGAGGCCGATCTCGACGAGGGCATCCGCCAATTCCGAGACGCGACCGGGCAGGATCTCCGAGACTGCCGATACCTCCAGGTGGACCCCGAGCGCAGCCTCGCCCCCCTGACCTACCTCACCGACGACGACCTCCTCATCGCCGTGGCCAATCCCAGTCCCCAGATGCGCCACTGGGGTTACGGGAAGTCGCCGGCCGAGGAGAGCTACATGGCGACGAGCCTGTACCTGCACGGGATGGGGTACGTCGCCAGCTTCTTCCGCGACTCCATGAGCGACACGGTCGCGCTCCTGAACGGCACCGAATACGACGACGCCGACGTGCAGCTCATGACCGAGATCCTGAAGACGCACCACAGCGGGGCCGGCAAGCAGTTCAACACGCCGCTGATCACCCTGGGGAACGTCGAAGACCTAAAGTTCGTCCCGACCAGGACCCAGAGCGCCCAGGACATGCAGTTCGCCGAGACGATCCACCACGCGACGATGCTGGGGTGCGCGCCCTATTCCATCGACCCGTCGGAGATCAACCTCGACCCCAAGGGGCCGGGAGGCGGCACCGCGCTGACCGAGCGCAACCGCGACGGCGAGCGACAGGAGAAGCTCGACCGGGGCCTACTGAATCTCCTCGCGTTCCTCGCCGACCACGTCCTGACGCCCATCGTGAAGCGTCACGACCCGGATCTCATGTTCGCCTGGTTGGGCATCGACGACCGCGACGAGGAGCAGGAGATCACGCTTCTCTCGAAGGAGACCGATTACTGGTTGAGCCTCAACGAGGCGCGCCAGCAGCGCGGACTCCCGCTGTTCCAGGATGAGTGGGCCGCTTACCCGAAGTGGCGCGCCCAGGCCATCGCCCAGCAGGGCGACCAGCAGAAGATGATGGCGGCGCAACAGGCGCAACAGGCCCAGCCGGGCGACCAGCCAGGCCAGCCGCCCGGCCCAGGGGATGCGCAAGAAGGCCCGCCGGAGGGCCAGCCCGACCACCTCCAGTGGGATGATGGGATGAGCCAGGGCGGCCAGCAGCCGCCGCCCGGAGGCCAGGGGCAACCCGGCGGCCAGGAAGCCGGCAAGTCCCCGTCCAAGCAGGTGATCCGCGCAGGCGGGTTCCTGGTCTTCGAGACTGACGACCCGCCCGCGGGGAGTTGAAATGCGCGTCGCAGCACAGCTCCGCCGCGTCTCCGATCACTCCATCGTCGCCGCGTTCGGCGAGGTCATGGCCGCACGCGGGCTGATCCACCACCCCGAGAGCCTCCGCATGCTCGCCCACGGCGACATCGAGGCACTGAAGGCGGCCGAGGACCACGACGAGGGCGACGCCGAAGAGGACTTCCCCGAGGCCCACATGCGCGAAATGTGGGCGCGCGTCGAGGGCGAGTTCTCCGGCTACATCCAGCAGGTGCTCGACGACGTCGAGGGGATGATGGGCCGCGGCGAGCTGCACATGCCCATCGACCTCGACCGGGGCGAGCTGGACGCGGTGTGGCGACGCCTCGCGTTTCGTGCCGCCGGCCTGTTGACCCGCCTGGGGTTCGACGATCCGACGATGGGCCGCGTGGTGGAAGAAGACCTGCGCCGACGCGCCCCGTGGGCCGCGAGCTTCATCGAGCAAGCTTACCGCTTCGGCCTCGTTCACCAGGCGGTCGCCCCCGAGGCGCCCATGAACGTCGCGTGGCAGGTGGCCAAGGCCCGCGAGATGCACCCTGTTGACCGCGCTGCCATCGCGCACCTCCGGGCGCACGCCGGGCAGTTTCTCCGCCCGGTGGCCTACGGCGTCATCGAGCAGGTCAACCAGCGGCTCCTCCAGGTGGACCGCGAGATCGTGCGTCGCCGGACACTGGCCGCGCAGCGCGTCCACATCCACCCCGAGCGCCTCTCAGGCTTTCTCGCCGACCTCACCGGCGTGAAGGTGGACCGCGGCGACGGCACCCTGATCTGGCAGGGCGGTTCGTGGGCGCGCGACTGGCGGCGCGTTGCCCGCACCGAGATGGCCTACGCCAGCAACGAGGGCCACTTGAGCGCGATGCTCCAGGCCCACCCGATCAACGACGGGTTGCCCGAGGGCGCACCTCTTCGAGTCCCGAAGGTACTGGTCTACAAGATCCCCCAGGCGACCCGGCGAGACGAACGGGGCAAGCTCGTTGCCCCCTGTACCCATTGCTTTCGACTCTGGCGCGCCGACGACGAGACGCCCCGCCTCTACCCGCTCGACGAGATCCTCGCGAACGGAGAGAACGCCGGGCCCCCGCCGAAGAAAGCGAAGGACTGGACTGCGACCGTCGGACCCACCCATCCGAACGACCTCTGCGGCCCGCTCGTAACCTACGGGCCCGAAGCTGACAACCTGTTCCCCGGTTTCCGTTCCCAGCTCGCCGCGTTTGCCGGCAAAGGGTACGAGGGAGTCCCATGAGCACCGTCCGCAGCATCCTCGACAAGGTCCGTCTCATCCGCGCCCAGGTGGGCCAGCCCGAGGGCGCGAAGGCTATCGACAAGAAGGACACGGGCACTTTGTCGATGTTCGACATGCTCAGGGGTGGCGGCCCGGCCGGAGACCCGAGCCGGTCGGGCACGCTTCACGCGGAGACGCGGACGGACAAGATCGGACGCACCGAGAAGCGATGGGTTGCCGACGCCGCGATGCCCCAGGCCCAGAAGGACGCCATCGAACAAGCCAGCCAGGGCGCGGCGAAGCACGACAAGCAGGCCGACCTGCACAGGAGCGCGATTGACGCGTGGGGCGGACTCCGCACCGTCCAAGGTGCCCTGCACGCGAAGGCGCAACGCGCGCACCAGGTCGCCGCGGACGCGCACCGGAACAGCTTGAGCGAGCGCAGCCCAGACTACGTGCCCCCGGAGCAGGTGAAGCAGCGAGCCGAGTACGCCGAGCAGGTCACACAGGCCGCCGGACACATGGACCCGCAGGTACACCACGAAGAGCAAATGAACTACCACGGCAGGGAAGCCGAACGCCTCGCAAAGGCGAAGACGCCGAACCTCGCAGCCGTCGCCGCTCACATCCGCGCGCGCGACATGCACGACAACGCGACCGACGCTTACCGACTGGAGTCAACGCCCGCCCGGCGCATGGAAGTGTCGAGCAAGGCGCGAGATGCGAGCGCCGCCGCGAAGCAGGCCACAGGACAGGACGGCGCAGCGCCCGCGGCGCAGCGGTACGACGCCATGCGTGACGCACAGGCGAAGGCCAGAGAGGCGAGCGACCAAGCGAGCAGGGTCGCGCCGCCCAACACCGGCGCAGCCGGCAAGGCGAAGCCCGGCAAGTCCGTGAAGTTGGGCGCGACCGCCGCGTCCGAATTTGACCTGCTGCGCGAGCTGCACGAAGACCCGGACGGCCTGGAAGACGACGAGCGCGAGGCCATTGGCCACCTCGTCGAGCACCACGACCCTGACACTGGGCGTTTGCATCTCCCCGACGATCCCGACGTGGCGGACAAGATGGCCGCGCACGTCGCGTCGATGGCATCGTCGTACAGCGACCAGATCGACGACCGGAGCGGTGAGGGCTCACACGCCGAGGGCCGAGGGCACGCCAAGCGGGCCATGACCGCGCTGGAGAAGTTGCGCGACACCCTCGACGCGCACGCAGCGGACCTCCGCGCCAAAGCGACAGCGGGCGCAGCCACTACGAAGAAGCAGGAGCACGAAGCCAAGGCCGCGATGCACAGAGCCGAGGCCGGCAAGCTCCCCGACGACGACGTTCGCGTGAAGCTGCACCACGCCGCCGCCGACGAGCACGACCGCGCCGCGCGATGGCACGGTTCGACGCACATCAAGAACTGGGATCGCGCCGCCGCCATGACGGGCGAACGGGCGAACGGCCTCAGTGCCGAGGTGGAGGCCACCGACGCTCGACTGAAGGCCAACGCAACCGCCGCTGCGGAGGCCAAGCTCAAGAGCGCGACCCACCCCAGCACGAAGGTCGCCGCAGAGCACGACGCCAAGGCCGCCGAGCACAAGGCCGCCGCCGCCAAGGCCGGGCGCAACAGTTCCGAGGAATCACAGCACCTCTACGCCGCCCACCTGCACAAGCAGACCGCCCACCTGCACCGGGAAGTCGCCGCCGGCCGAATGGGCGAGGCCAACGCCAAGGCCGCCAGTCTGGGCGCCAACGAGGCCAGCGAAATCGCGAACAGGACCAGCGCGCCGAGCATGACGCACCAGGAGGCCCAGGCCAAAGCCAGGGAGCACGAGCAGAAGGGCGAGCACTTCGGGACGATCAACGGCGGGTATGGCGCTGCGATGTACCACGCGAAGGCCGCTCAGGCGTGGGCCGGAGCCGCGAAGATGCTTCGCGAGGGCTCTCTCGCGCCAGAGCACGCCGCCGGCTACCTCGACCACGCCCAGCAGCACAGCGACAGGGCGGCGAAGGAGGAGGCCGAGACGCCGCACCGCATCAGAGCCCGCGAGGCCGCAGCCGTCCACGAGCACACGGCCAAGCAGCACACCAAGGCCGCCAACGAGGCGACGAAGACGGGCGAGAGATCGGCGCACCTCGAAGCCGCCAAGCTGCACACCCAGGCGGCCAGGGACGCCCACGGGTACAGCAACTCGACCTTCGATCCGAACGAGATCAGCAACCGCAAGGACTACGAGAGCAGCGTCGTCGCCGCACTGAAGCAGTCCGAGCACGCCAACACGCTCAGTGGCGCGAAGCCGGCTCAGGCCGCCGCCGAGCCGCAGAAGGCCCCGGTGGCAGCGAGCTTCGACGTCCAGAAGAACACCGGCCGGGAAACGGTCAACGGGCACCGCATCGGCAACTTCGGCGTCCACGACGACGCCCCCTTGCACGGAGGGCTCGCCACCGTGACGCACATCCCGACCGGATTGCGTGTCGCGAGCGATCTCTCCCCGGAGGATGGACTCGCGCTCGCCAAGCACCTACACGAGAAGGCCGGAGACGCGCACGGAACGGCAGAGTTCGGCACCCCGCTGAACAAGGATCACCCCGACAGCAAGCGCGTGCTCGACGCGCTCCAGAGCGCGACCGCGAAGCCCAAGCCGGCCGACGTGGCGAAGGCGATCCGCAACAGCGCCGCCGATCACCGGGCCCGGCAGGATGCCGCCGTGACCTACGCCGAGCGGGCAGAGACCCACCGAACCAAGGCGCGCGAGGCGACCGACACGCGGGTCCGCGAGGCCCACAGCAAGGCCGCCGAGGCCCACGACAAGGCCGCCGTCGAGCTGCGCAAGTTCGCCGGCAACTGGTCTGCGACCCACGACGCCGGCAAGGCGAAGCAAACCGCCGAAGACGCAGAGGCGCAGGCCCGACGAGACGCGACGGCCAAGCCGCCCGAGCCGAAGCCAGCCGCCGAGGCCAAGCCCGCCAAAGTCGAGCCGGTGGCGCGGGCCATGGAGGCGCTGCGCAAGATCCTGCCCCACCGCGACGCCGACCCGGAGGACCGCTACCGCGCCCGTTGGCACATCCCGAAGAAGGGTCACATGCACGCGACCTCCATCGAGAACCACCCCGAGATGCAGCGGGCCAAGGTGAGCCCCAGGCACATCGCCGATGCCGTCAAGCGCCTTCAGATGCGGGGGGAAGTCGAGCAGATGAACACGTCGGCCGCCGGTGGCGGCTACTCCGTGCGTCGCACGGGCGACGGCGGCGTAGATCCCACCGTGGACCGACGCCGACGGGACGAAGAGATGGACCGCCTACGCTCATCGTGAGCGCGATTGACCAGCCCTCGAAACGTCGTCAGGTTACACGCATGAAGTACGAGATCGTTTTCCGCCAAACGTTCAAGGACATGGGCGAGGATCGGACCCACGGTGGGCACCTGCACGCCGAGCAGCGCACAGACAGCCGCGGCCGGAACATCACCCGATGGGTCCGCACACCCGGCTCAGACGGGGGCGGCGTGCTGCGGTCGGCCAAGAACCGCGAGTCGCTCGGCGACTTCCACGACGACGCGTTGCACGCTGCCCGGCACAACATCACCGGCCAGATGCGCGCGCACTCGATGAGATCGACGCCCGATCCTCATCGAGTGCGAGCTGCGGGGCACGCGCTCGACGCCATCGACAACGAGCAGGCGAATCGCGGACGTGCCGCCGGGCAAAGCCGAGGGTGGATCGACGCCGCGCCCGCGTTGCCGAAGGACACGCAGAGCGCGCACCAGCGCGCACCAGGCGTCTACAAGCCCGGCCGCGCCGCGTTCCACGACGCCATCGTCAAGAAGTTCATGCACGGCAAGGCCCCGGCCGCGCCTGGCGAGAAGCCGCACGCCCTCGTGATGATGGGCGGGCCCGGGTCGGGCAAGAGCAGCATCCTCAAGCAGCTCGGCATCGATCTGGACAGCCACGTCCACATCGACCCGGACGAGATCAAGCAGCACATCCCCGAGTACCACGTCGCGCGCGCCCACAACGCGAAGAACGCCGCGTTCATGGCCCACGAGGAGAGCAGCGACGTCGCGAAGAAGCTCCGCGACCATGCCATCCAGAATCGCCACCACGTCCTGATCGACGGCACCGGCGCCAACGGCCCGAAGCACAAGGCGATGGTCGAGGACCTGAAACAGCGCGGCTACCACGTCACGCTGGCCATGCCGCACATCAGCAAGGAGGAGGGCTTGAGCCGCGTGGCGAAGCGCGCCGAGGGCAACGGCCGATTCGTCCCGAGCGATGTTGTGGGCGGCGCCTACGACAAGATCCCGGGCAACTTCCACAAGGTCGCCGCCGCCGCAGACGACGCCTACCTCTTCGACAACCACGAGAAGTCCCCCCGCCTCATGTACAAAAAGGAGGGCGGCCAGGAGCGCCAGGGGCCGGACGTTCACACCGATCTCCACGCTCAGTTCCTCGCGGCACACGGCCGAGGCGACGAGGGCGGTAAAGCACTACGCGCGAGCCGCGCGTCTGGGCGGCATCACAGTAGGCACTGAAGCGCGTTGCTGGCGCCTGGCCCCAGCCGGGAGTAGAGTTGAGCCATGCCGAAACCCACCACAGCAATCGACGGATTCCGAAGCAAAATCCTGGCAGCCTTCGCCAAGGGTCACGCGGCCCACGAGGCCGAGCGCGAGGCCCTGAAGCGGTCTCCCAAGCGTTACCGGGCCGGCGAAGGGATCGACGAGTCCTGCACGCTCAACGACAGCCACATCGGGCCCATCGGAGAGAACGCCGCCGGCAATTGACCCGGCGGCGGGCATGGCGGATTCTCGCGGCGAGGTCTGCCCCATGTTTTTCATCCGCATTGAAGGTCTGAAGGCCGAGCAACTGGCGCTTTTCGGCGGGGCAACACCCGCCTCGAAGCCCCGCCCGACGTCGGCGCCGGCCGGGCAGCTCGACCTCTTCGGAGGCGACCCGACCCACGGCGGCCACCTGGTCGAGCGCGTGATCTTCACCAAGGCGGGGCACCAGCAGACCTTCCACGTTCTGCCGGTCGAGGCGCCCAAGGCGAAGCGCAAGGCCAAGCCCGCCATCGGGCCCGACCTGTTCGCCTGGGCAGACCAGGCCACGCCGAGCCAGGTGGCGAGCGCCCTGGTGGACGCGCACCAGCAGGCGAAGCGTCCCGAGGCGACACCCGAGGACATCGAGCGCCGCGACCAGCTCCTCACGGCCGCGCAGGCACACCAGTCCAACCGGCAGAGCGAGTCGCCCGAGGTCGCGCCGCTGGCCGATCCGACACCGACTGCAACGCCGGCCGGCACCACGCCCGAAGATGCGCCGGCCGGTACGATCTTCCACGGATACACCTCCGATTACAGCACCCAGATCCAGTGGGCGAAACGCGAGGACGGCCAGTGGTTCCGCCGCGGGCAGGACAAGACGCCGCGTGGATACCGCTGGAGCGGGTGGGTCAAGGGCGGCCCGCCGAACGAGCGCGCGAGCATCCACGGAAGCGGCAACGTAGGGCCCACGCGCATGGCCCGGCTTCCCCAGGAGGGGGGAGCCGACGAGGCCATGGCCGGGGCGAAGATCATCCCCAACCGCCACACCAAGACCGGCGAGGCGTTGTGGACGGTCCAACTTCAGGACCGTGTCAGCAGCGAGACCTACCAGGAGATCCTCGCCCACGCGAAGGGCCTGGGGGGCCGCTACAGCAGCTTCAGGGGCAACGGCGCGATCCCCGGCTTCATCTTCAAGACCGAGGACGCCGCCAGAGCGTTCACCGGCCAGCAGGCCGAAGAGGAGGAGCAGGAGGCCACCGAGCCGGCCGCGGTCAACCCTCCGGTTTCCCCGGAGAGTTCCCCGGCCGAGACGCCCGAGGCCAAGCCCGATGCCGTCACGCCGACCGCCGACCAGATCCGCAAGGACCCGACCGACGGTGGGCGCCTCCAACCTCGCAAGATCACCGGCAAGGACGGCGTCACCCGGACGTACTACGTCTCCCAGGACGTCGAGGGCGACGTGGCGGCCAAGCTCGCCGCCAATCCCGACTTCCAGCAGTCGGCCAAGGTCAACCACCGCGACAACCTGGTGTTCGCGATCAAGAAGACGGTCGAGGACATGGCCGCCGACGAGGCCGTGGCCCGCAACGAGCTTGGGCACGCCGACGAGCACGCGAAGGGGTGGGGCCTGTTCTACTTCGACGGCCTCGACCAGATCGGACGCCAGAACTTTTTGGAGGCCGTCGCGAGCAAGCTCGCCCAGAGCGTGCGCGACCAGGAGCCGGCCAACCTCCCGAGCCGCGAGGCAGAGCCGGCGCAACTACCCGACCCGGTCGCAGAGCCCGCGGAGACCGTCAAGTACCTGGAGAGCGCGCCCGCAGGCGCCCAGGTGACGCTGGCCCACGACGACGGGCGGCACGTCTGGGAGAAGGGTGAGAAGGGGTGGCGCCCCGAGGGCGCCCCGGATGGCCCGCCCGTCACCGACGAGGGCCTGGCGCGCGCCGCCCAGGCCGGCGCCGCGGAGATCGTGGACGGCCCTGCACCGGCGGATGCCGCCCCGCGGCGCACGCTCCAGGAATCCCTGGAGAGTTTCCGGCAGGGGCTCACGTTGACCGAGGACCAGGCCAAGGGAGACTGGACCCCCCAGCGCATGAGCCGCGCCCACCTGGTAACGAGCATCCTCGACCACTTGTGGAGCGACAAGACCGGGCCCAGCGGAGAGCCGACCGACGACATGCAGGCCGCCATGACCCAGGCGGCCGAGGCCGAGGCCGACCGCATCATCGCCGAGACGAAGAAGCCCAGGGTCGCGAAGCCCGAGGCTACTGCCAGCGGGCCCAAGGCCAACACCCAGAGCTTCGGCCGCGACCTCACCCCGAAGCAGCGCAAGGACGCCAACAGCTCCGCCGTCGAGATCATCCAGCGCGCCGTCAGCCAGGGCCGCGAGCTGACCCAGAAGGAGATGGACGAGGTCGCGCTCTACTCCGGCCGGGGTGGGATCGGCGACTCGCTCAACCAGTACTTCACGCGCCCGGACATCGCCGCGTCCATGTGGGATCTCCTCGCCCATCACGGCCTCGCGCCGGACGCAAAGGTGCTTGAGCCCGCGTGCGGTTCGGGCGTGTTTATGCAGACCGCCCCCGAGGGCGTGACCATGACCGCCGTGGAGATCGACCCCGAGGTGGCCCTGGTTGCGTCGAGCCTGCACGGAGCCCGGCACACGGTCCACGCCCAGAGCTTCGAGGAGTTCGCGGTGGCCCGCGAGCGAGGGGTGGGCGACCGCTTCGACGCGGTCATCACGAACGCGCCGTTCTGCACACGCACCGGCGACGGGGCCCGCATCCACAAGCCCGAGTACACGAGCGCCGACGCCTATTTCGTGGACACGGCGCTCGACCAGGTGAAGGAGGGCGGTCTCGTTGCGATGATCGTCCACCGCGGCGTCATGTCGAACGACGGCATGCAGGAGTTCCGGCGCCGAATCGGAGATCGCGCCGAGCTGGTCGATGCGTTCCGGTTGCCCGTCGAGGCGTTCAAGCACGCCGACACCACCGTCGTTTCCGACGTGATCATCCTGCGGAAGCGCCCCGAGGTGGTCGCGACCGCGCTCGCCCGCGGCGGCGAGGAAGTCGGGCGAGCCCTCGGGGTGAACGACGAAGACCTCATCTACGGCCGCTGGTTCGACGACAAGCCCGACCGCGTCCTGGGGACGGTCGGCAAGGACTGGCGCGGTTCGGATCTCGTCGAGGGCAGCGCCGACGCATGCGCGCCGCTCATCCGCGCCCGCGGGGTTGCATCGTGGGCGCACGGCCCGGCCGGCAAGACGATCACGGCCGAGGAGATGGCCGCGCACTCCGACGAGCGCGTGCGCGCCGCCCTGGACGCCGCGAAGGCCGACGTCGCGATTCCGACGCCGGTGCGCGGCAGCCAGACGGTGATCGCCGGGAAGACGTACATCCTCACCCCGGGCGAGAGCGGGGCCCTGCGCTGGCGCCGGCTCGACAGCATCGACGACGCACGCGAACTGCTGCACAGCGGAGACGCGGCCCTCAAGAGTGCCGGGGATCTTGCGCTGCGGTACGGGGATCTGCGCTCCGCGATGGCCCGAGGCGACTACCTGCGGGCCCGTGGCATCCGCCGCAAGCTCCAGAAGGACCTGAACGCCTGGGTCGAGAACTACGGCGTGCCCGCCAGGCACCCCGAGATCAACGCGCTCGCCGGCCAGGACGCGAACATCGCGCACCTGGTCGCCGCGGTGAATCCCGACAAGACGATGGCCGACATCCTGACCTCGGACCCGGTCATCCCGCCCGCCGCCACCGGCGACCGGGCGGTCCCGGCGACGAGCGTCAGCGAGGCCGCCAGCCACCTCGCCACCCACAATCCCGGCCAGCCGATCACGGTCGCCAAGCTCCGCGAAGCGTTCCCGAGCACGGCCGAGGACGATGAGATCGTCGCCGGCCTGGTGGAGAGCGGCGAGTACGTGGACGCCCGCGGGGCCTTCGGTGTCGAGAGCGACGCGCCTGGTGTCTTGCACGCGGACGACTACGCGAGCGGGGATCTCTTCGCTCTGCGCGACCACGAGTTCGAGCAGGCCGCGAGCGAGGACGACGCGACCCGCCAGCGCGCCGAGGCCCGCCTTGCCCTCGTGCAACGCCACATCGACGAGCGGTGGCGTCCGCTCGACCAGGTCGAGGTCTCCGTCCGCAGCGGGTGGATTCCGCCCCACGTCATCGAGGCGTGGCTCAACAGCCCCGACGTGATCGCCGACTGGCACAAGGCCAGTCAGTTCAAGGTCACGGAGGCCGGGGGCGTCTACACGGTCTCCTACTTCGACGAGGCCAAGGGCAAGCGCGTCAAGCACAGCGGAGAGCCGGACCACGTCCCCGCCCGCAACATCCTGCGCTACATGAACCGCCTACCCCTGCACGGAGAGCGAGCCCGCGACGAGGCCGAGGCTGAGGACGAGAAGTTCCGCTCGTGGCTCGCCTCTTCGGACCTCCGAGGGGACGTCGAGGAGATTTACAACCGCCGCTTCACCGGGCAGGTCCCGAGGCGTTTGAACAGCACGCCGATGAAGATCGACGGGTTGCAGAAGGAGTTGTGGCCCTACCACTACGAACAGATCCGATGGAACACAGACCGCCGGGGCGGGATCGTCGCGATGGACGTCGGACTGGGCAAGACGTTCAACACCATCGCAACCGCGCGCCAGATGCGCGTCACAGGCCAGGCCCGCAAGGTGGCCGTCACCTGCCCGAAGTCGGTGATCATCAACTGGAGCAAGGAGATCGAGGACCTGCACCCGGGCGCGAAGGTCATGATCGTGGGGGCGACGAGCAAGGAGAAACCCAAGAAGACCTGGCGCGACCCCACCGTGCCCGAGTACGTGGCCGTCACCGACAACGACGAGACCTTGACGAAGAAGCTCGCCGACATCGCCGCCAACGACTACGACCTCGTTCTCTTCACCTACGAAGCGCAGGCCCGCATCCCCGTCCGCGACGACAACGTCACGCGCTTCGAGGGCGATGATTTCTGGTCTCGACGAGCGTCGAAGTTGAGCGACAGCGAGGCCACGGTCGCCCAGTCCGCCGAGACCCGCCAGAAGAAGCTCGCCCAGGCGCTCGCCTCCTACCAAGCCGAGCGCGCCAAGCTCGGTTTCAACGTGAAGCAGTCCATCATCCACTGGGAGGATCTGGGCATCGACACGATGTTCGTGGACGAGGCCCACAACTTCGCCAACCTCGGGAGCCCGCGCTCCCGAGGAGGGCAGGTCAAGATGATGGGGAGCAGCTCCGACAACGTGAAGCGGGCTCACGACCTGCAATTGAAGGCCGCTCTGGTGCGCGAGCGCCGCAAGCCCGACGAGACCGACGACGCCTACCAGCGCCGCATGGACGAGAACAAGGAGCAGGGCCTCGGCGTCAACGGCAACGGCGTCTTCATGCTGACCGCGACGCCTGCGAAGAACAGCCCGATGGACGTCTACCACCTCATGCTCCAGGCCACCCCGCAGGTCTGGCGCGAGGTCGGCGTGCGCAACCTCGAAGAGTTCATCGACCGCTACGTGGACATCGAGGAGCGGCCGATCATCAACACCGAGCAGAAGGCCGAGATGGCGAACTGCGCGGTCGGATTCAAGAACCTCATCGAATTGCGCGCGGTCATGGAGCGCGGACTGAGGCGCCGCACCGCCAAAGAGGTCAACCTCAAGGTGCCGCAGACCGAGCGCGAGGAGCACCTCGTGGACATGACGCCGCAGCAGCACAAGGCGTTCCGCGACATCCGCGACGAGTTCGAGCGCCGCAAGCTCGACAAGGACGAGCGGGTCGCCAATTCCGCGACCCTTTGGCTTCTGCACCAGCTCAACGCCGCCGGCACCGATCTGTCCCTACTCTCCGATGAGCACCCAGAGCACGCGGGCGAGTGGCGGCACAGCCCGAAGTACCACGAGGCCGTGGGCACCATCGTGAAGAACCTCAAGAGCGGGCGTGGCGGCCAGGTCGTATTCATCGACCGCAACGCCAGCCACACGCACATGAAGAATCTCCTGGTGGAGGCAGGCATCCCCGAGAGCGAAATCGAGATCCTGAACGCCACGACCGCGGCCGACGCGGACAAGCGGTACGCGGTCAGCGAACGCTTCAACCTGGGCAAGACCCGGGTCGTCATCGGGAACACCGGGACGATGGGCGAGGGCGTCAACCTCCAGAAGAACACGAGCGATCTGCACCACCTCGACCTACCGTGGAGCCCCGGCAAGTACCACCAGCGCGAGGGCCGCGCCGTCCGACAAGGCAACAAGTACGGCAAGGTGCGGATTCACACCTACTTCTCGAAGCGCAGCTTCGACAGCTACCGCCACGCCATCTTGAGCGGCAAGCAGGGGTGGGTCTCGAACCTGTACAGCGGAGGCGATTACGCGGAGAACACCGAGGAGGGGGAGGACTTCAGCCCCGAAGAGTTGCAGATCATGTTGGCCGACGACCCCGACGAGGCCCGCAAGGTCTTCGAGGCGAACAAGGGGGCCCGCGTGGCCGCCCTCCAGGATGCGGCCCGCGCGAAGGCCATGCGCGACTGGCAGGGAGTCATCAAGCGCCGCAGCGCGCTGGCGAAGATGGCCGACAAGACCAGTCACGCGGCCCGGCGCCTCGAAGACACCATCCGCCTCGACACCGCGCGACTGAAGCGGGTGACGGAGTTGCCCAAGCCGCTGCGCGCCGCGCTCGACTCCGACCTCCCATGCGTCGCCGTGCCCACCACCGGGGCGATCATCAAGGTCGGCGACGTCATCCTCCCGAAGAACGGCAACGTGCTCGAAGACGCGCACGTCGTAACCGACGTGGACCCAGTCAAGGGCGCGGTCTCGATTCGACCGTTCGGCCGCAAGCGCCCCGCCTACTACGGCAAGCACACTCTCACAGCGGCCGAATTGCCGGCCTACGTCCACCACGAGGGCCCGGAGACGGAGGCGGACGCTTACAGGCCGCAGGTCCGGGAGAAGCTCGCCGCTGCGGCGAAGTTCCCGACGCTGGCCGGGCACGACCTCGCAGAGATGCGAGACTGGCCGGAGGCGATCCGGCGCGAGTTCGAGCCCGAGGCCCGACAGATCGCCGCCGCCGCCGTCTCGCACGTCAACCCATACGGCCACGTTTTCGTGCGCCATGGCGACACAGTGAAGGCTGTCCGCGGCGACAGCCCGGAGGCCAAGAACGCCGCCCCCCTTCTACCGTGGGGCGAAGACCGCGAGGCCATCCTGCGGGGCCTGGTGACTCACCTGCGCACCGAGGGCAAGAAGCAGGTGGTCACGCAGGGCAAGCGCGGCTCCATGAATTACACCGGGCGCTACGAGTACCAGCCGAGCTACGAATGGAAAAATGCTCACGCCCGCGTCGTCGGCGGGCGGGGAGACGACTACGGGCTTGAGCAGGAGGCCATCAGGCGCATCCACCAGGAGGACCAGGCGAAATGACCCCCACGAAGGAGTCCGCGACCATCCTGGTGCAGATGCTTCAGACGCACCCGGCCTACTACCTGAACTTCGGGCCCTACTGGTGGATCGTGAAGCGGTGGTTGCTGCGCCTGGGGTTTACGCGCGCCAACACCCGCCACCTGGGAACGTACACGGACCCGCAGGCCCGCGCCTGGTACACCGACCGGCCGTTTCTCAGCGCCATCGAGCAGGCGTTCGCCTACCAGGCCGAGCGCGCCCAGAACTGCCCCGGCTCGCCGTTCTGCCAGACGCCAGACGGTGAGGACTACATCCTGGAAGACCAGGACGCCGAATGAACCCCGCCGCCCTGTTGCTCCAGCTCCAAGCCAACCGGGAAGCCGGCAAGGCCATCGACCGCAGCGACACCGCGACCGCATCCCTGCTTCCCGCGCTGGACGCCGCCGGTGACATCGACCACGGCGGGCGGCTCCACGCCGAGATGCGAACGGACAAGCGCGGGCGGACCCAGCATCGGCACGTCCGATGGGAGGAATTGAAGGGCGAAGACCTGGTTCACCAGGGCTACGTCAAGGCAGGCAGCCCCGCCGCGTTCGAGGCCCTGGGGGGGGACGAGTTCGCCGATCCGTCATGCGCGCGGTGCGGGGCACGGATCAAGCACGCCTACCTGACCAACCACGGGCCCCTGGGGGGCGACTGCCTGGCGACGTTGACTGGCGACGACAGTTCGCGCGCCGCGGCGCGCCGGTTCGTGGAGAAGCTCGACAAGGCGCAGGACAGCGCCCACCGGAGCAAGCGTACCCTGGCCGTTCTGACACTCAGCTTCGACCAGCACGCCGGCCAGATTCGTGCCGACTTCCAGCTCACCAACGGCCGCCCGTGGTACGGCGCCGCTGGTGACGCTCGCCACGCGGTCATGTTCCACGCCGCCGCTTCCCAGTGGGCCGAGGCCCGAGGCTTGGAGGTGGACGAGCATCTCTCCGGGGACGAGAGCGCGCTCGCCGCCGCCAAGCGCATCGCCAGGGAGCGCCGGGCCGAGTTACAGGCCCGTGCCACCAGCAAGGCCGAGCAGGAAGTAGCCCGCATCCGCAGCGAGTCCCTCCGCCGCCTAGACGGCGTCCTGGCATTCCTGAAAGCGCCGCAGAACTACCGCCGGGCGCCCGTCGAAGCCGACTGGTTTTTCGGGCCCCTGAAAGCCCAGGCGGCAGACGCGATCCGAGAGCAGGTTGGCTTCCGCGTTCGCAGGTTCCGCAACAGTCGCGGCGACGAACTGACGGAGGTGTCCGCGCGTCAACAGGGGCGCGGCCCCATCGTCGGCATGTTCCCGCCCGACGACTACGACGACCTCATCGACCGAATCCAGAGCGCAGGCTTTGAGGTGGAGAGCCAGGAAGCCGCCAAGGCCCTGCCGCTCGACCCCCCGCCGCAGGTCCGCCGGCCGCAGGAGCACCACCACCACGGCAGCGTGAAGGTGCCGGGTCTGCCGACGGTGGACGTCGAGACGCCCGAGGGCACCGTGCGCCGGGGAAAGGGCAAGGACGGGGAGCCGTGGGCCGTGCTCATGCCCGCGCACTACGGCGAGTTTCGCGGCACGCTGGGCGTGGACGGCGACGCCGTGGACGTGTTCGTGGGCCCCGAGCGCGACGCGCCGACCGCGTGGGTCATCCGCGCGAAGGACCCGACGACAGGACGCTACGACGAGGACAAGGTCATGGTGGGGTTCGCCACCCGCACCGAGGCCATTCGCACCTTCCGCGCCTCGTACAACGTGCGCGGCGTGCTGGGCGAGGTCACGGGCGTCCCGGTCGCCCGTCTTGGGGCGCTCCTCGCCGATGCGAGGCACCGCGGTCTCCCGCTCAACATGCACAAGGCCGAGAGCCGCGAGCCGCCGCCGGCCGGGCCCGACTCTTCCCTGGACGACGCCTGGCGACGCCTGGAGCATGTCCGCCAGCAGATCGCCGAGCTGGCCGACACGCACGAGGGGGGGAAAGCCATCGACAAGAAGGACACCGCCACCACGAGCATGTTCGACCTCATGGGCGTGGGCGATCCGAGCCACGCCGGCCGACTTCACGAGGAGACCCGGACGGACGCGACCGGGCGCACCCAGAAGCGGTGGATCGCGTCGCAAGAGGCGGAGCCCGAAGGCACCATCCGGCATGGCGACCTTGTTTCGCGCCCCGCCACGGTGCGAAGTGAGCACGGCGAAATGATGGGCGGTTCTGGCAACGCCTACACCCCAGACGGCGAGGCGTTGATCGCGCTCCCGCAACCGGGATTCGTGATCGGTGACGTGGAGATCGACGCAGCGCACCGTGGAAAGGGCCACGGACAGGCCCTCTATCTCCGGGCGATGGCCGAGCACGGGAGGCTCTACTCCTCGTGGCCAGTGAGTAAGGATGCGTTTCGCGTTCACGACGCCCTCGTCCGCAAGGGTCTGGCCACGCGCCGCAACGTCGAGACCGACGGCACCACGTTCACCGTTCTGGAGCCGACTGGGCAAGCCACGACGCCGCCCGAGGGTCTGGTGCAGATCGGCGAGCGAGCGCCCCGCGGGCGCGCGCCGACGCCCACGACCCCAGGCATGCGCGCCCAGGGCCGTCTCGACGGACTGGGCCACGAGCCGAGCCCGCCGCCGGCTCACCCCGAGCCGTCTCTGCGCGACTACGACACGATCCTGGTGAACAGCTCCGCCGGCAAAGACAGCCAGGCGATGCTCGACTACGTCGTCGCGAAGGCGCGCGCCGAGGGTGTGCTCGACCGCGTCGTCGTCGTGCATGCCGATCTGGGCAGGGTCGAATGGGAAGGCACACGCGAGCTGGCCGAGGCGCAGGCCAAGCACTACGGACTGCGCTTCGAGGTGGTGACGAAGACCAAGGGCGACCTCATCGAGCAGATCGACCAGCGCGCCGTGGACCTTCAGCAGCGCAGTCACGACGCGGCCACCCTCGCCGCGGCCGGGTTTCGCACTTGGGGCGATCTGGCGGGGGCGAGCGCCGAGACACTGGCCGGGCTGATCGGCAAGGCCCAGGCGGACGCAGCGCAGCCGACCGAGGAGCGAGCTGCCAAGCTCAAGCAGGCCGCAGAGCGCAAGCTCAAGGGCGGCAAGGCCGCGACAGACCCGGTGGACTTCGGCAAGGAGATCGCGTGGCCGTCGAGCGCGTCGCGCTACTGCACCTCCGACCACAAGCGCGGTCCCATCCGCACGCTCATGACGCGCCTGACCAGCGAGTTCGACCGCAAGGGCGCGCCGGTGCGCATCCTGAACTGTATGGGCCTGCGGGGCGACGAGAGCAGCAACCGCGCCAAGATGCCGACGTTCGAGCACGACGACGCGGCGAGCAACGGCAAGCGTCATGTGGACGAGTGGTTGCCGATCCACCACTGGAATGAGGGCGACGTCTGGCGCCGCATCCGCGACGCCGGCACCCCCTACCACGGCGCCTACGACCTCGGGATGCGCCGGCTTTCGTGCGTGTTCTGCGTGTTTGCCACCCGCGACGACCTGAAGATCGCCGCCCACGCCAACCCGGCCCTGTTCCGCGAGTATGTCGCCCTGGAGCGCCGCGTGGGGCACAAGTTCCGGGCGGACCTCGCGCTGGCCGAACTGCACGACGCGATGGCCGCGGACGACGACCGCACCGAGGCATCGAAGGCCGCCGAGCAGATGCGCCTCTTCGGTGACCCGACCCACGGCGGCCACCTGCACGTCGAGGTCCGCACCGACAAGAGCGGCCGCACCGAGCGCCGCCACGTCCGCACCGGCTCGTTGCACACCGAGATGGGCCACGCGGGGGCGCCCGCGCCAGGCGAGCGCGGGCACATCACCCTCACGCCCGAGCGAGCCGAAGCCGAGCGCCGGGCCGGCAACATCATGGAGCACGTCGGGCGCATCTTCGACGGGGGCGAGGTACACCTCATCGAGGGCGCCATGCACGACGCCGGGCACACCCGAGAGTGGGCGCCGGACGAGAGCGGGGACGAAACTCCGTTGACCATTCGAGACGACGAGCTGCCCGGTCTGCTTGGGATGCCCGAGTGGAGCCCGGAGGACGCCGCCGACGCTGTTGCTCTGGTTGCCGATTCAACCGCGCACGGTGGGGTCATGCCCGGCGCCGTCGTGCGCGAGGTATTGGCGGACGCCATCGCGCCGGCCGGCAAGCTGCGACTCGTCAACGTGTCGCTCGACGAGGCCCGCGACTTTGTCGCCAAGCACCACAGCCAGATGCCCGAGATGAACCCCCGCGGGCTGATCTACGCCGTGGGGTGCATGAAGGGCGGGCGCCTGGTGGCCGTCGCGACCGCCGGCACGCCGACCGGGCGATGGGGCAACGGGCGGGTGGACCCGCGCAACATTCTGGAGCTGACCCGCATCGCGTCCGACGGCACCACGAAGGGGGCGTCGTCGAAGCTCGCCGCGCGCATGATTGACCTCCTCGACCGCTCCAAGCGGGGCGACGCCGATGCCCCCGCGCTGTTCGTGACATACAGCCTGGGGACCGAGGACGGCACGACCTACCGCGCGCTGCGAGAGAAAGGTCTGCGACCCGTGGCGCTGGTCCACGGCAAGGCCGCCGGTGGGGGCGGGGCCCGGTCAGGCAACCGCCTGGGATACGCCGAGCCCGACAAGATCCGATGGGAGGCCGGCGCCGCGGCAGGCCCGGCCCGCTGGGATCTGCTCGAAGGCGCGAAGGCCGGACCCATCGCCAACGCCCCCGGCACTGATCCGCTACTTCCGCCCGACGAGGCTGCCAAGAGCTTCGGCGTCGTCGTCGCGTTCAAGGCCATCGACGAGGCAGATCGGGCAATGGCCCGAGGTACTGCTCCAGGTCGCCCTGCGGTTCAAGTAGCCGCGGGCGATTGAGCCGCGGCGCGGCGCAGGGTACAACGGCCGCATGGCCCAGCCCGCGCAGCTCAACATTTTCGGCGGTCAAGATCCCATCCGCAACGGCGGCGATCCTTCGCACGGCGGGGCCCTTCACCAGGAGCGGCGCACCGACAGCCGAGGAAGGACCGAGACGAAGTGGGTCCGTGACCCCAACGACCGACGCACCGTGGACTTGGAGAAGCTGATCGCACTCAAGGAAATGGGCCGCCGGGTGGACCGGCCGACCCTGTTCCGGTGGGCAGCCGGCCGGGTGAAGCACGACCCGGACACCTGGACGGCCTACCGCAAGTCCACAGCCGAGGAGACCCGCCAGGAAGGCGAGCAAGAACTGCGTCGCCGGTACGCCTGGCATCAGACGTTCGGCGAGCACACGCCGTTTCACCCCGCAGCGATGAGCGATCACATCACCGGCAGCTTCGAGGCGGAGGCCGCGAAGGCCGTCACGTTCTACCTCGCCGTGATCTTCGCCGAGGGTGGCAAGGCCGGCCCCATCGCCAACCGGCCGGGCCTGGTATTCGACTACATGAGCCGCCGTTGGAAGCGGGTCGAGCCCCACGAGGAGGGCGTTCACCTCGACGAAGAGGCCGGGCAGGCTCACGTCGTCCCTTGGAAGCCGAAGCGCGACAAGAATGAGACGATGAGCCAGGAGGACTGGCAGGGCTTCATCGACGACGCGAACGAGCCACTCCACGAGCGGGCCGCGAAAATGAACGCCACACTGGCGCACTACAAGGCGGGGCACCTGGAGTTCAAGAACCCCAGGGGCGACGGCCACGCGGTCATCATCCCGGATGCGAGCGAGCCGGGCCGCTGGCGTTACTCCGAGTACGACAAGAGTGGTTTCTCATCGCACACGACTCACGACACCCCAATGCAGGCCGCCGCCGCCGCCGGGGAGGCCGGTTTCACCGAGCCGGCGCCCGGCAGCCTGGATCGGCTTTCGCAGACCGAGGAGTGGGATCGCGGGACTCGCTCCGCCAAGATCAACCAGCTTGGCGGAGAACTGAACTGGAAGGGGCACCACGAGGCCGACCTGGCGGTGCGCAATCACTACGCCCGCCACGGCTGGAGCGCCGAAGCCTACCAGCGCATCATGCAGCCCGACGTCCTGGCCGCCGTCCGCGCCGGCCAGGTGCATCCCGAACTGCTCAAGGCCATCGCCGATCACCGCGAGGGTTTCAAGGCCGCGCCGAAGCTAGACTTCGGCGAGACGGCCCCGTCCGGCGAGCGGTGGATTACCGTCCGCCCCAACGGACCCGACGCCAAGGGTGTCCCGGTCCTGGTGCAGGTCCACCCCCACAACCCGCGCCAGGGCCACATCATCGGCGGCGCCGGGGGCAAGATGAACCTGCGCCGGCTCAACCTCAAGACCCCGGAGGAGTACCGGGCCGCCGCCGCCGCGCGACGCAAGAACCGACGCAAGAGCGAGAGCACGCAGGTTGACACAGGCCAGAGGGCCGCGCTCGAAGAGGTCAAGGGCGAGCACCAACAGCGCCGCAGGGCCGCCGCCGCCCAGGTACTCCGCCACGCCGGGCATCACGAGCTGGCCGACAAGATCGCCGCCGGCCCGCTGGCAGGCCAGGAGAGCGAGCACAAGGAGGCCGTCGCCGACGGCTACCGCAAGGTTCGCGTGCTCATGGCCAACGCCCGCCGAACGCTCGCCCAGGACACCGACGCCCGCGAGGCCGCAGGTCTGGGGGAGCTTCCGGCGACGAGCGGAGACGGGGGAATCGGGGCGAGCGACATCGCCGGCAGGCAGGTCATGCAGGGGGGCCTCGACTACAAGCGCGACCGGGCCGCCCTGAGCGACCAACAGGCCGATCTCGCCCGCGCCCAGGCCCTTCGCTCGCGCCTGGACGCCGATCTGCAACACGGCGAGCCCATCGACGCGCTCACCACAGCGCAGCGGTACGCCCGCGCCGCGAACCTTACCCACCGCGACATCGAGGCCGCGGGCCCCGTCGAGATCGCCGCGTTCGCCCGGCTGGCCAGCCGGCGCCTGAAAGCGTTCCGGCGGCTCCAGGAGGCCGTCACCGAGGCCGGCGGGGACAACACCGCGCCCACCATGCCCGACGAGGCTCGCGAGGCGATGGACGACATGGCCGCGGTCGTCAGCGGCAGCGGGCAGGATGCCATCGACGCCATGACCGATCCCGCGCGGAACGAAACCGCGCGCAAGGGACTACAGGCCGCCGTGGACCACGGCCTCATGGACCCGCAGCGCGAGCGGGACATGACGGCCCGTATCGAGCAGGCGCGCCGACAGTCCGCCGGGGCTCCCGAGCTTTCGCAGCTCAACCAGGAGCACGTCGAGTCTCTCCCGGCCCGCGCCATCGCCATCGTGGCCAACGACGCCGCGCACGCGATCCGCCGCATGCGCACCGCGGCCCCCGAGGATCTGCGCAAGCTCGCCGAGCAGGTGGGCGAGGAGGTGCCGACCATCAAGGGCGCCGCCGATGCGCTCGGCGAAGAGGCCCTGATCTCCGGCGAAGCCACCGACGCACAGCGCCGCTCGTTCTTGCGCCAGGCGCTCGCGTCCGGCGTGCTCACCGGCGACGCCACACCGCCGAAGGCTGCCGCCGATCCGTCCCTCGAAGTGAACGACGGGGCAAAGGCCCGCGCGATCTTCGAGGCCGGGTTGAAGGTCAAGGGTCTCGACAAGGAGGCCCGGCGCCGCCGCAACGCCATCATGGCCGGAGACCTGGCGGGCGCCGCCTCGCAACAGTGGGAGGCCCCCCGCGGCGGAGCCAACGACCCGACGCAGCAGCTCGCCGACCACCCTTCGACCGAGATGGTCGCCGCGGTGCAAGGCGAGGTCCGCACCCAGCGCGCCCGCGCGTTTCTGGGGCAGGTCAATCAGACCTACCAGGACATCGGCCAGATGCTCGACGAGGACCAGGACGCGGCGCACGCCGATCTGGGCCGCCACATGAGCCGGGGCAGCTTCGACGCGGTCAACCACCACGCTCAAGAGATCCTGCGCAGCGCGACCATCGACCGCAACGTCGTAGACCTCCTCGGTTCGGAGGGGGCCGCACAACTCCTCGCTTGGCAGATCCGTCAGACGCACCCGGAGCAGGCCGAGGCATTGACGCAGGCGGTCGGCGACTATCACCTGCGCCTCCAGGACACCCACATCCCCGAGGCGATGGACACCTCGCGCGACGCCTACGAGGCCGCCCACGAGGTTCACCAGGGCATGCAGGAGCAGGGCGACCTGCGCGAGTGGCAGGCGCTCAACCGCCAGCGCATCGAGCACCTCGACCAGTCGCGGCAAACGCTGGGCCGGACCTTGGGTTACCTGGAAACGTCCGCGGCTTTGCACGCCGCGATGCTTTCGCCGGCAGCGCACCCGATCCGCGTCTCCGCCGGGCCGGTCGATGCGACGCAGCTCGCAGCCCACGCGCGCGCCGCCGGACTCGGAGACGACGACTTCCACATCGAGCACGACGGCAAGAACGGGTGGTTGACGGTGCAGCCGGCAGCGTTCGGCAAACTTGTCCGCCCGGTCGATGCCGAAGAGGTCCGCCTCGACCGTGACATGGAGGCCATCCGCACGGGCCAGCAGGACGACCCGACGTGGCGCCCGGCCGGGTTTATGCAGCGCACCGACGTCCGCCCCGAGCAGCGTTTCAAGGGTGAGGTCCCGCAGAACGCGCAGCCCTTCGACTACGGACTCGCCGAGCACGCGAACATGCACGAGGCGATGGGCACCTACATCGCCCAGCGCGTCCACGACGGGTGGCGGCCCGTGGACATCATGCGCGATCTCCAGAACACCGGCGAGCACATGGGCGGCATCGCCGCGGGGGTCGGCGAGGCCGACCTCCAGAGCCCGCAGGTGCAGGCGTGGCAGGAGTTGCACCCCGAGCCGCCGAAGACCGTGGCAGCCCAGGACGACGGGCAGGCGCGAATGCCCTGGGACCCCGAGCCCGAGCCCGGACCCAACCCCGCCCACGCCAGTTGGGAGCAGGACCGGCGCGAGATCGCGGCCAAGGGCAAGCTTGCCGCGTTCCACGAGGCTTTGGCCGCCCACATGCCATCGAGAGCGCAGGACAAGAATCAGAGCCTCCAGCAGGCCGAGGAGCACGCCCCGCACTTCATGGAGCTGGCCAGGCAGCACGCCGAGCGGGTGGGCACAGCGGGGACGTTGCACCACCAGCAACTCGACCCGACGTTGGCGAATGACCTCGCCTTTCGGGTGCTGGGCCGGCACCCGGCCGCGGTGGGCGCGTGGAAGCCCGTCGAACAGTTGGGCCACCACGAGCGCGCCGCTTTGCGCGAGTCGTTCTACCGCTACTTCCACAGCCGACAGGGGGAGATGCCGCAGGAGCTTCACCCCGAGGCCGTCATGGCAAAGTGGGCGAGCAAGAACCCGGAGCCGGCCCGCGACAACACCGCGCAGGGCGATCTCCTCGGTTTCGGCAGTCTCCCCGGCATGGGGGGATTCGGCGCGCCGTCGCCGGAGGACATCGAAGCCGCCGAGGCCGAAGCTGGCCACGCGCACGAGCGATGGGAACAAGCCCTCGTTGAGCACGAGCGCGCCCAGGCGGGCATCGCCGATCCCAAGGCCGCGTTTCTCTCCCAGGCGAAAGAGCACGTCGAAAGCGTCGCCCGCCACCTGGCCAAGACGACGAAGACGCACAACGACGACGCCCACCCCGAGGTCGCCGCGGCCCGGGAACGACACAGGCACGCGCAGGACGTGGCCGCGTTGCGCGCCGAGCCCGACGCGGCCACGCCCGACGCGCTCCGCGCAGCGCACGGAGCCTACCGATCCGCCACAGGTGCGGCTCAGAGCGCCGTCGTGCAGTTGGCGCGAGCCGAAGACGCGCGGAGCCGCTCCGCCGCGCAGGCGTTCGATGCCCGTCACCACGACGCGAGCCCGGAGTGGAAGGCGTGGCGCAAGGAGCGCGACGAAGCCGAGCGCGCCGCACACCGGGCAGCCTCGCGCTACGACGCCCCCGACTGGAACACCTACGTCGCCAGCCACGGCGGCGCGCCGCAGGCGTACCAGGCGCTTCAGGATTTCGTGCGCTCCCGGTTCGTGCAGGAGTTCCGCACGCTCTACCAGGACCACGCCCAGAGCCCGCTCCAGATCGGCGTGCAGGCGGTGGCCGGCGCCGCAGGCCACCGCCTCGCCTTCGACCCAGACTGGCGCGACCGTGTGCGCCGCACCGCCAACGCAGCCGGCGCGACCGCGCGCACACGCGCAGCCGGCGGGCGGTTCAGTTCGGACCCGTACAAGGAGGCGCGCGAGCGGTTCCAGGCCCAGGCCCGCGAGATGGCCAATCGACAGACCAGCAACGTGGGCGAGGTCAATCCCGATCCGCGGCGAGCGCCCGACCTGGACGAGCGATACACCCTCGGGCAGGCCGCCGAGGGCCAGCTCGCCAACATCGTCGGGCAGCACGCGAGCATCATCGACCCGAGGCAGACGTTCGAGGCTCGCTCCGCTGACTTTTCGGGGCCGGGCGCCAAGCGGCAGCGCGCGATCAAGGCGTGGAAGCGCAGCCGCAAGATCGGGATGTTCCTCGGGACGGGCCAGGGCAAGACGACCGTCGCGTTCGGCACCTTCGCCGACCTCAAAGGCGAGGGCCGGGTCCAGCGGGGCGTGTTCGCCGTGCCCAGCATCGTGCAGGGCCAGTTCGGAGGCGAGGCGTTGTCCTTTGTGGACCCCGCCCACATGCGCTGGCACGCGAAGCCCGGCGAGGGCAAGGCCGAGCGCATGGCCGCCTACGCCGACCCGGAGAAGCACGTTGTCGTCGTGACGCACCAGGCGCTTCGCGACGACGTCACCGAGATGGTCGCGAAGCACCTCGGGATGAGCCGCGAGCAGGTCGCCGCACACATGACGGACGGCGAGGTGCAAGCCCAGGCGCCGGAGGTCCCCCACCTCGACAAGATGCGCGACCTGGCGAGGATCACGCCCGAGCAGATGCTCCGAGACAGCGACTACGACAAGGCGATGCGCAACGCCTACGTCGGCGGCGCGAGCAGCCGCACTACGCCCGCCCAGGTGCCGAGCTACCCGGTGGGCACCTGGAAGGTGGACGACACCTTCCGCGGCTTGTACGGGTCCGACGTCGAGCACCTCCAGGAGTTCGACCCCGACGATCTTGTCGCGACGGAGAACAACGTCGCCACGAACGCAGAGGGCCGCGGCACCGACGCCGACCGCTATGCCGAGTGGGCCCGCAGCGGAGAGCACGGGGAGCCGCCCCCGATCCGCGTCGTCCAGGCCGAGGACGGCAGCATGCGCATCACCGACGGACACCGTCGCCACGCCGCGGCGAAGAAGAACGGCCAGAAGATCAAGGCGTGGGTCAGCTATGCAGCGCACACCGGGCGCCTCGACAGCAACGGCAAACCCATCGTGACCGGACTGACGCACGAGATGGCAATCCACCGAGCCCGAGAAGCCGGCGACCCCGCCGAGGCGTGGCATGCCCAGACGTTCCCGGACCTCGCGGAGAAGATGCAGACGGCCGACGTGCAGCCGGTCAAGGGGGCCGCCGCGCGCACCGTCCAGCCGTGGACAGAGGACGAGACCGACCAGCACGTCAGGGCAGCCCTCACGGCCCACGAGGCCCACGGACTCCTCGACTACATGGCCGTGGACGAGGGGCACGTCGCCTTGAACCGAAAGGGCAAGCAGGACAGCCACCTCGCCCGCGTCATCGACAGCCTGGGCCGCTTGGCGAAGTACGCCGGCTACATGACCGGGACGCCCGTCAAGAACGACACCAGCGAGCTGTACGACCAGCTCCGCAAGGTCGCGCCCCACAAGTACGGCGACGGGGAGGGTAAGACCAGCCTCCAGGAGTTCACCCGGCGCTACGGGACCGATCCGACGACCGCCGGGCCCGCCCTGCGCACAGAGATGCGGCGTCACGCCTTCATGGCCGAGGCGCCCATGCCCTTCGAGCCGAACTACCACACCGACAAGCTCGACCCCACCCCCGAGCAGTCGCGAGACCTCGACGACGTGCATCGGTCATACGAGCGGGTGGCAGCCGCCCGCCGGGCCGGTACGCTCAACATCGAGGCCGCCCGCGCGCTCGCCCCGAGCGCCTTCGCCAGCGTCGCGCCGGGGGACGAAGAGGCCGCCCGCGCCGTGGCCGAGAAGGTCCACCGCAGCCCGGTGACGTTCCGCGAGGCCGCGCTCAACCGCCACATCAACATGCACGCCCAGGGCGCCAAGCTCGCCCACCTCGACCAGTTGATCGGAGGCTACCGCTCGCAGCCGCTCCCCAGGGGCGCCCGCGAGAGCGAGGCCGCCTACCAGGCACGCACCGCCGCGGGCGACACGCACCGCCGCGCCGGAGTCATCTTCGCCCACAACCACGAGGCCGTGGCCCAGATCGCCGAGCACCTCAAAGCCAAGGGGCACCGCGTCGAGACCATCACCGGCAAGGACACCGGGCAGCTCAAGACCAGGAAGCGCGAGGCGTTCGACAGGGGCGAGCACGACATCCTCATCCTCAGCGACGCCGGAGCCACCGGCGCGAACCTTCAGTCGCGGGCGAGTTGGATCATCAACCACGACACCCCGGCGACCTACCACACCTGGAAGCAACGCAACGCGCGCATCCTCCGCGTGGGGCAGCGCATGGACCGCCCCGACGTCCACACGCTCCAGGTAGACCACCCCTGGGAGCACGACGCCGCCGCGCGCATGGAGCGCAAGCGCAGCCTGCACGACCCCCTGTACGCCGAGGACGACGAGAGCCAGGACGAGGGCGGACTCGCCCACATCATCCGCCAACACCTGCACGAGGCCGCTTCGCCGCTCACGCCGCAGTCCTACGGGCCGCCGGCCCGCGAGACGCCCACGTCGGCGCCCGCGCGTGCCGAGCCTCACACGTTCCACGGCAGCAAAGAACAGTGGGATGCGTTGCCCGTCGCCTACCACACGACCGTGGACGAGGCCGGCGTGCGCGCTCACGGGTTCAAGCCAGACGCCTTCGCCGAGCAAGGGTACGGCGGGGGGCGCCAGCCTGGCGCGGTGTGGGCACACCACGGGCCGGGAGCCGCAGAGAGAGCGCAGGCGATGGCCGACTACATGAACGACGTGCAGGACATCGCCAGGCACCCCGAGCCGATGAAGCACGCACGCGAGAAGTTGCAACAGCTCGCCGCGAGAACACCCGGCGCAACCCCGCGAGACATGGACAACGCCACCTCGACGGGCGATTTTTTGATGAAGTACGGCGACAGCCACGCGTCCGAGTTCCCGCACCTGCAACCAAAGACAGACGCCCAACGCGCGGCCATGTGGTACGGCCACGCGCGCGGCTCTGCAAACGGTGGGCGACTGGGGGGGCAGAATGCGCCCGTGACACCCGAGGCCGTGGATCGTGCAGCCGCGCGCACGTCGCGCGCGTCCGTCGTACAGATCCGCCACACCCCCATTGGAAGCCAGAAGGGCGTCGGGATCGAGCACAACAGCGACCGCGCTATCGAGCCCAATCACATATTCCTGCGGCACGGGGGCGGGTAGGATGGACCCGATGGACGCCGATCACACCCGCGAAGCGCGCGACCGCGTCGAGGCGAACCTCGCCCGCGTCGAGGCCGTGCGCCGCCGCGCCGTTCAACACGGCCACATTCACCGGGTCGGAGTCATCGGGCCGCGAATCGAGGCCCTGCGCGAGGAGCGTGCCGCGATGGAGCGCCAGATCGGGACCGACCCCCGACACTGGCACGAGGACGACGTGCGCGCGCTCCAGGCCATCGACCAGGAGTTGCGCGGGCTGATGCTGACCTACCACGCCGATCACACGAAGGGGACTTGAGGATGCCGATCTACGAGTACCGCTGTGCCGAGGGGCACACGCACGAGGCGATCCGCAGCGTCGCCCACCGCAACGAGCCGACCGAGTGCCCAACGTGCCACGGGCCGGCCGGGCGGGCCGGCGTGGAGCGGTGCTTCTTCGACCTCGTGGACAACGCCTTTCAGAGCTGCGGGTGGACGCGCCCCGGCATGAGCGGGGTGAACTACCAGAGCGGCAGGGCCCCCGATGGCATCCGCCGCCGAGAACTGCATCCCCTGGAGCGTGGCGCGGCGCGAGGGGACTGATGGACTTGACCTGCGGCGGATGCGGGTGGCGCTTGGGGGCCGTGGAGGCCGCCAAGGGCGACGAGCCCGCCGAGGGCTACAGCGTGGCCCGCACCCTGCACTTCCGGGCCGGCCAAGTGGTCGCCCGGTGCGGCAAGTGCAAGGCAGATACGCCCTTGCCGCTCCAGGTCCGCGTCATGTTCGGTCGCGGCGCGGCCGACGAGCCGCCCGCAGCCTGATCAGACCGCTTGCGCGCGGCCGAATGGCGCCGTTAGAGTCGCACGCAAGCCCAATGGCGGATCGCCGGGCATCGAGGAGATTCGATGCGCGCGACCCCACACCAGAGCCACGTTGAATACAGCCATGCCCACGCCGACGTGGACATCGAGCTGCTCACGCGCCGCGTGGCCGTGTTCGACGGGTTCGAGGCGTTCAAGGCCGCGACCGGCGAGTTGCCGATGCACCGGCCGGACCTGAAGCGGGAGCGCCGCGATGGCGCCGACGTCTGGACGCGCAACGGCATCATCGTGCCGCACCCGGACAAGGTCCGCTGGTTGTGGGCGCGTTTCAGCGACCCGTCGCCGGACCTCGAAGGCGAGAGTGTGTCCGCCGCGCCGTTCCGCCAGTTCGCCGACGACAGCGTCCGCAAGTGGGGCGGGTGGATCGACATGAACCACTGGTCTCGCCCTCAGCGGTTCCCCGAGCAGATGGCCAAGGCCGGCCGGTCCCCCGAAGAGTACGTCATCGGCAAGCTCACGGAGATCCGTGTGAGCGGCGACGACACAAGCTACGCCGAGGGCTACCTCTGGCCCGAGGGCGTCAACGAGCACGCCGACACCGCCGCCGGTTGGCTCCGGTACGCCCCCGACATGGTCCACTGTTCCGCCGGTGGGCCCATCGTGAAGGGGCACCCGCAGATCGTCGGTGGCCGCAAGGTCGTGCCCGTTCAGATTTTCCTGAACCACCTGGCCATCGCGCTCCAGGGTGTTCACAACGAGACCGCCGTCAAGACCACGCCCTTCGGGGAGTTCTACAAGGCACTGGCCGATGGGATCTCCGAGACCGAATGCGCGGGTGACAGCAGTTTCGCCAAGCACGTCCGCGGCATGCCCGAGGGCACCAAGGCCATGACGGCCGCCGCCGTGGCGCCCGCCGTGCCCGAGGATCTGGAGGGCGCCAAGACCACGAAGCCGGCAGGCCCGCGAGACGTGACCGACGTGACCGACTGCGACCACTGGATCGCCGGCACCCGGAAGTTCCATTCCACCGCCGCCGCGCACGAACACCTGACGCGATGTTGCGGCTGGCCAGCGACGCGCGCGCGCGATTACCTCGCCGCCGCCACCCGATCCTGAAGGAGACGACCCCTATGTCCAACACCGTCGAGTCCATCCAGCGCAACCTCGCCGTACTGCGTGACGCGCTGCCCGAGGGGGCCAAGGCGATGCCGCCTGGCATGCCTCCGATGGGCGCCCCCCCCGGCGGCGCCCCGCCTGGCGGCGCTCCCGGGCCGAGCCCCATGCCCGCGCTCCCCGGCTCCCCCCCGCCCGGCATGGGGATCTCGCCCCCGCCCCCCACCCCCGAAGGGGACGAGGAGGAGAATCCCGAAGGGGACGAGGAAGAGAATCCCGAGGACGAGGAGGGCACCAAGGCTTTCTACGAGGGGTGCAAGAGCGCCGAGTGCGGTCGATGCTTGCCGTGCATCAACGCCGAGGCCGAGAACGAGGGCGCCAAGTCCTACCAGGACGGCCAGGCCGCCGCCCAGGTCGGCAGCACCGTGCTCGCGCGCCTCATCGAGGGCGCCGTTCACGCGGCCGTGGGGTCGCGCCTGCGTCGCATCGAGCGGCAGCTCGAAGCCGTCGCGCAGGGCGTGGACGGCAACCTGACGCTGGGGCTCAAGAGCGCCGAGAGCCTGGGCGCTCTGCGCCGGGCCCCCGGCGTGCTCCCCCGCGGCCCCGGCGTCGCGGTCGCCAACGCCCGTGGCGGGAATCCCGCGCCGGGCGTTCACCTGCCGCCTCCGGTCGAGGAGGGTGGTAAGTGCCCCTACAACGAGCAGCAGCTTCTCATCGCCGTGCAGAAGGGCGTCCTGACGGGCGCCGAGGCGCAGCTCTGGATGAACCGTGACCAGCCCCCTGCCCGTCTGCGCAACCCCGTCGAAGCCGTGAAGTCCGTCCTCTGAGGCCACAGGCCCAATTTCAGAAAGAAGGAGAGAACAGCATGAACACCCCCGCTGGCCTGTACCTGCCGCTCACCCCCGACCTCATGCACCTGGTCGGAGGCGAGCAGGGCCTCAAGGCGATGACCGCCGAAGTCGGCAGCCGCGCCATCAACGTCATGGGCGCCGTCCCCGAGAACCTGGAGATGCAGGCGCACGTCGCCCTCTGGGATCGCGACGACCTCCGCCTCCTCCGCGAACTGCCGAGCGTGGACGCCGAGAGCATCTCGCACGAGTTCGGCGTCGTGGACTCCTACGGCAACGTGCAGGGCACCTCCCTGTTCGCGCCCGAGGGCGGTCTCGGCATGCAGACCGGCTACAGCCTGGCCAAGCTCATGACGCGGATCGTCACGCTCCAGCTCGTGAACAAGGTGACGGGCACCGCCCGCGCGCAGAAGACCATGTCGGTCCTGGGGAGCACGGATGCGCTCGTGAGCAACCGCGAGGCGATCATGAGGAACTTCCTCATGGTCAAGTCCATCGCGACGATCCACGCGCGAGCCGGCGCCTCGACCTCGACCCTGCGATTCTCCGGTCTCCTGGAGCAGTTCCAGGTGCGCAACCAGTCCGCGGACTTCGCGCACCGGCTCTACTCCTGCGACCCGACCCTCGTCATCGACAAGCGCGGCACCTGGATGAACCGATCCGACGTCAAGAGCGCCGGCACCCAGATGTACAAGAACGGGTGGGGCAAGCTGAACCGGATCTTCATGACGCCGGAGACGAGCGAGAACTTCCAGGGCGAGGTGGAGACGAACTTCCCCATCGAGCGCGCGGACATCAAGGACATCGGCGACAACGGTCTCATCATCGGTGCGACCATCGCCGGCATCCGTCACCAGGGCGGCGTCGCCCTGTTCATGACGGACAACAGCTTGGACCCGGGCCTCACCCACGGCGAGTTCAAGGGCGATCCCCCGCCCAACAGCCCGGTGCGCCCCGACGCCCCCACCATCGTGACCGCGAACAACGTCGCCAACTCGAAGTGGGAAGCCATCGACGTCCCCGCTGACGCGGGCGTGATCAAGTACAAGGTGTGCTTCGAGAACGACTTCGGGCCCAGCCAGCCCAGCGTCGCGTCGGCCGGGACCAACCCGGTCGCCGGGTGCCGCCAGCGCCTCACGATCAACACCCGCGCCGACGCCAAGAGCGTGAAGATCCTGCGCAACAGCGCGCAGCGTCCGACCGAGTTCTACGTCATCGGCGAGATCCCCAACAGCGGCGCCGTGCTCACGTTCGACGACCTGAACTGGAAGATCCCCGGTTCCGCCGTGGCCATCGGCCTGGAGATGATGTACGGCAAGAGCCAGACGAACCGGCTCAACGCCCGCGCCCGGGACAACGCGGTGCGCTTCGCGCAGCTCGAAGAGATGCACAGCGTCCCCCTCGCCAAGATCGGCGACTTCGACTGGGAGATGATCATCGAGCGCACCGCGCCCGAGCTGGTCCAGAAGCTCCGCATGGTGGTCTGGGAGAACATCGGCCGCTAGTCTGCGGCCCTGCACCCTGACCTGAATCGTCGCCGACACCCCGAGGAAGCCGACCATGAAGCACTGTATCATCCGAGCCCTGCGACCCTTCGAGGGCTCCATCATCTTTGCCCACGTCGAGACGCGATGCCGGGCCGATGGCCTGGTGGAGGCCGTCATGACGGGGCAAACCGAACTGCCCATCGAGTGCGCCACGTTCGCGCAGGCGTACTCGCAATTCGAGGTCCAGGTGGTCGATGGCGCCGCCCCGCCTCTGGTCCCCCAGGGGCTCCGCATCGCCCAGCCCTGGCACGGCATGGTGCCCACGGTGCCCACCCTGGACGAACTGGTGACGAGCGGCGTCGCCGAGGCCGACGCCGAGGCCATCCGCGACCACGAGGCTCGTTGCGCCGAGGCCGGTCTCTGGCCCTACGGTGTCAACCCGCCCCCCGCAATCTGGACGGAGCACCTGGCGCAGCGCGACCCGCCCGTCGAGGCGCCCGGCGAGGTGTTCACCCCGGAGCCTGGCGAGATTGCCGATCCCGTGGCCTACGAGGCCGCCTTGGCGGCCGGCGCCATCGGGGAGATCCCGGCCGGCGACCTGCCCGCCGCGGCACCCGCCGCCGAGGACGGCCCCAAGCTCGACCTGCCCGCCGCGGCACCCGCACCCGCCGCGGAACCCGCCGCAGGGGTGTCTCACTTCGAGGCGCGGCGCGCCGAACTGATGCGCCTCGCCGAGCTTCCCGACCGTGGAGGTGCGCTGCGGGAGATCGTCCGCAACCACAACATGACCGGGGTCGGCAACGCCAAGACCGAAATGATTGAGGCGATCCTCGCGCAAGAGTTCCCGAACGGGTGAGGTGAGACGTGTCGAACAATCGCGACCCGCATGAACTGCTCCAGCGGGGATTCCAGGTCCCCGGCGCCGATGCGCTGGCCGTCCGCCAGACGGGCGGCGCGGTGCGTCACGCGCTCCAGAGCGCCAGCCACCAGCGGGCCGTCGTGGTCGCCGCCGGTGGCAACCTGGGGGACGACGAGCCCGCAGCCCCGACGTCGATTGCCGACCACACCACCACCACGCGCAGCATGGTCAGCGGTGTCACCGAGCACTTCGACGCGGCGCGCCTGTTTCTGCGCGCACCGGACGGCGGCGCCGCCTTCGAGGCCGACATCGAGGTCTACCGCGTGACCGACCTGGGGGACATCGTGCGAGCCGGCACGCTGACCGGCGTGCCGGCTCTGACCGAGGTGCGCGATGCCGGAATCGGGCATCGCCGGAGCCTCTACCGCCTCACGAACATCACCCTCGACGGCGCCTCCGGGATCACGCTCTGCGTGGCCGGCGAGGGCGCCCCGCTCTAACTGGGGAAGATGCGCCGTCGCAACCCGCCACCGCCGGCAGCCGCCTCGACCGCCGACGACTGGCAGCGCATCTCTCTCACCGTCGAGTCGGACGATCAGCGAGCGTTCACCCTGGATGCCGCCGCGGCCCTGGACGAGGATGGCGACCCGAAGGCACGCATCGAATACAGCGGGGGCACCTACAACGCTCCCGACGATTTCACGACCGCGGGCACCACGCTGACGTGGGCCGGAACGATTCCCCTGGTTGTGGGGGAGTCGTTGACCCTCTGGATTGTGCCGCAGCGCACATAACAAGCACAGGAGAAGGAACATGGGGAAGATCAAGGCCAAGCAGCTCGCGCTCGTCGCGGCATTCGTTTCCGGCACGGGCGGGGCGCTCGACCTCGCGGACGAAGGCATCGCCGCATCGAAGCTGGCGGGCAACATCGGAGCCGACAAGCTCAGTCAGGCGTTGCTCAACCAGATCGTCACCGGCCAGCGCCAGCGCGAGAGCGTGCTGGTGGAGCAGCAACTCCTCGGCAGCAGCGGGGCGGGCGTCGCTCCCGCGACGGTGATCAAGATCGCGACGAACCCCAACCAGAACGAGAACATCTACATCAAAAACTCGGAGCAGACCGAGAATTTCGTATTCAAGAACGCCGAGGCCGCGGCGTTCGACGTGCTCATCGGCGCCAACGCGGATGAGACCGCGGCGAACCTCGCCGCCGCGATCAACGCGGACTCCGCCGGCTGGTCGGCCGTGGTGAAGACGAACCTGGACGCCATCGCCGGGACCGTCGTCATCATCTACCGCAAGACCACCACGGCCGGCCTCGCCGACCGCGTCTACAAGCTCACCGGCGGTGGCCTCCGCACCGTCAACTTCGCGGGCGGCCGGTACGACGCGACGGTCAGCTCCGAGGGCGTGATGACCGCCATCGACGCGGACAACCTCACCACCCTGAGCCCGTCGGACCCGGCGACGGCGACCTTCGGTTTCGGGCGCGTCGCGGCCGATCTCATCGACGGCGATCTGCGCTTCGTGATGGCCGGCGGCGCTTCGTATGTCTACGACGCGGACGCGGCACAGTGGGACAACGCCGGGGCGGCCATCATCGGCGAGGGCGCGGTCGGGGTGGACGAGATCAGCAGCGCCATCGCGGGCGCCGGTCTGCTGGGCGGCTCCGGCTCCGCCCTGTCGGTCAACGTGGACGACACGGGCATCGAGATCAGCTCGGATGCCCTTCGCCTGAAGGACGGCGGCGTCTCGGCCGGCAAGCTGGGCACCAACGCCGTGACGACCGCGAAGATCGCCGACGCGAACGTGACGACGGCGAAGCTCGCCGACGACGGCGTGACCACGGCGAAGATCCTCGACGCGAACGTGACGACGGCGAAGCTCGCCGACGCGAACGTCACCACGGCGAAGATCGCCGACGCGAACGTGACGACGGCGAAGCTCGCCGACGACGGCGTGACCACGGCGAAGATCCTCGACGCCAACGTGACGACGGCGAAGCTCGCCGACGCGAACGTGACGACGGCGAAGATCGCCGACGCGAACGTGACCGCCGCGAAGCTCGCCAGCGACGCCGTGACCACGGCGAAGATCCTCGACGCCAACGTGACGACGGCGAAGCTCGCCGACGCAAACGTGACGACGGCCAAGCTCGCCGCGACGTGCGTCACCGCGGCCAAGCTCGGCAGCGACGTTGCCGGCAACGGCCTCACCGGGGGCAACGGCGCGGCCCTCGCCGTGCTCGCCGCCAACACGTCGGTCAACGTCGCCACTGGCGGCGTCAAGGCCGCCGTGCCCGTCCTGGACGACAAGGCGCGCGCCCCGAGCGGCGCGGTCACGACGGACGAGGCCACCACCGGGCTCACCATCACGAAGACCCCGGCCGCCGGCAGCTACATCCGCGTGTCGCTCAACGGCGTCGGTGTGGAGCTGGGCGGCGACAAGACGAAGGACTGTTACTTCAGCGACGACGGAGGCACCACCGCGCGTGCCCTCGCCAGTGTGGTCGCGGGTGACACGCTCTACTGGAATGCCGTGATCAGCGGTGTCAATCTCTCGACCGACGATGAGATCGACTTCGACTACCTCAACACCACCGCCTGAGCCCGCCCGTGAGGCGCGGCAGGAGGAAGCACCTTGCCGCGCCTCGCCCGCCTCGCCCGCGATCCATTCAATCTCCCAGGCCGCATCGTGAACGACGCGCAAACGTCGTGCAAACCGGCCTCGCGAGTTCTCGTGTCCGACCCAGCGTTGGTCGCCGCGTTCGGCGTGGCCGGCCGGTGGGACGAGTCGGCCCGCCGCGTCGAGTACGGCGCGGACCCCTCCGAGCCGGGCGCCATGCTCGACATGGAGACGGCCCTGCGCATCCTGATCAACGAGCTACGCAGGCTCGAACGCGACCGGGCCACCACGGCCCTGTTGCTGCGAGCCATCCTGAACGGGGCCATCGCCGAGGGCCTGCGGTTGCAGGCGGTCAAGGGCTCGCGCCAACTTCACATGAGCGGGGGCACCGCGATCCTCTTCGAGCGCGACCCCGTGACCGGCGGCTACGACATCAACCGCTACATGATTCCGGTGCTGAACCCGCTCAAGTTCTACACGGCCTCCGGTTCCGCCCTCATCGACCCGAGCCTGTTCCACACGCTCCCGAGCGTGTGCGCTGGCGAAGGCCCAGGCGAGATTGTGGCATGGCCCGCCAAGACGTACCGCGTGGACACGCTCGCGCTGATACCCAAGGGCGAAGACCCGGTGCCCGAGTGGTATCTCTTCCTGGGTCGGCCGACCCAGGCGCGCACCGTGGACGAGATCCCGAGCGTGCCCACGCCCGCCATCCCGGCAGAGCACGCGGGCGAGTGCCTGCCCCTCTACCGCATCGTGACGCGCCAAGGGGACAAGGGGATCTGGGGGGTCGAGCAGATCGCCAACCGCGTCAACGGGGTGTAGGGTAAGGACATGCCGAAGGTCGGGACCGCCATCACCGTCAGCTTCGCCCTTTTCGAGGCCGACGCCTTCACGCGCCTGACGGGCCGCGCCGCCGCCGTGGACGTCGAGTTGTGGCGCGCCGACGACGACGGCGGGCGGGTGACGATCTACCGGCGGGACGCCGGTGTCGTGGAGGTTGACGACCTCATCGTCACCGTCACCGAGACCGCGACGGCCGGCGAGTACGACGCCGTCTTCACCCCGGCGACCGCCGGGCGATACTTCCTGGTGGTCCGCGACGGGCAGAGCCAGACGGACCTCGACGAGTCGCCCATCGACGTCACCGCGTTGAGCATCGACGACATCGGGGCGCCGGGCTACCTGGTCGCACTGGACGGGGCCGCCTACGGCATCGGCGCCCCCCTGGTGCTCACCTGGCAGTTCCGCTCGAACCGCGCGCCGTACAACGTCGTCGGAGCCCCGGCGATCACCCGCGCCGAGCTGATCGCGCGCGACGCCGTGACTGTGCTCCAGACGATCCAGGGAGCCGCGTTCGAGGCGCCAAGCCCGACCCTGCGCCGGGCGACGTTCGCCCAGGTCGCCCAGATCGGCACCTACTTTGTCCGCCTGATCTTCGCGGGCAACCCCGGCGAGGTCATCGACCGAGTTCCGGTGGACAACCTCGACGCCGAGCCCGTGGCCGGCGTCATGAGCCTGGCGACGTTCTTCGAGCAGTTCTGCGGGGCGTTCCCTGGAGAGCCGCCCGGACGCGACCTCTTGCGTGGGGACAACGGCGAGCAACTCATCGGCGACGAGGGGGTCGCCGCCGCCATCCGCGGCGAGTCCGTCTACGTCGGCCGGCGCATGGGCGTCACGCTGGCCTCGACCCGCTACGCCACCCACCCAGGCGTCGCCAGCCCCGGAGGCGCTCCCCTGGTGCAGGGCAGCGACTACGACGTCGAGGAGGACCCCTACGACTGGAGCGTCCACAACAGCCTGCGACTGGGCATCTTGACCCTCCGCCACGGCCCGCTCATCCGCATCAACCGCATCCGCCTGTTCCACGGGCATACGCCCCTGTTCCAGCTCCCGACGCGGTGGGGCGTCATCCGCCGCAAGGCCGCCGTGGTCGAGATCATCGTGGACCGGGGCGATCTGATCTCCTACGGCGAGAGCGTGCTCGCGCCCGCCGTGACCGGCATGATTCAGAGCGTGATCGCGTTCAACCGCATGCCCGCCGTCTGGTGCCTCGACTACGAGGCCGGCCTGGAGACGGTGCCCGACGACGTCGTCGCGGTCATCGGCATGCGCGCCCTGGCCCGCATCCTGACCATCATCGGGACGAAGGCGAACAAGATGGGCGTCTCGTCGCAGAGCACGGGCAAGGACGGACTCTCCCGATCCGTCAGCGTCACCGCCGACCGCTACCAGCGCATCATGCAGAGCCCGTACATGCAGGCGATGATTTCGGAGGACCAGCTCAACCGGCTCCGAAAGAGCCTCAAGCCCGGGATCAAGGTGTTCTCGTGAGCCGCCTCACCCGCGCCATCGGCGCCGCCATCCTGCTTGGGGTCCAGGGCACCCCTCTGCGCCGCCCCGTGGAGACCCGCGCGTCCCTGGGCCCGCCCGTCGAGGGCCCGCCCACGGGCCGATGCACCTGCGGGGCGGAGATGCTCCCGGCCGAGACTGTCAACGAGCAGGACCCGCGGGCGTCTCTGGCCGCCTGTGGCGTCGTGCGGTGCCCGAACTGCGGCATGGTGGGGACCGCGCCGGACATCCGCCCGGACGTCGTCGCCGCCCTGCGCCGGGGGATCTGACCGTGTTGCCGTGGCCGCCGTTTCCTCACGGCCTGGTGCTCGACGGCGCCGACTTCGACGACCAGCTCACGCGCAACGACGGCGAGGCGACCCTGGTTCGGCGCGCCGTGACCTGCACCTGTATCACCCACGGTGGCCGACAGGTGGCCACCTGCGCGCTCTGTAACGGGTTCGGGTGGCGCTACCCCGAGGAGTTGACGCTCCCCGATCTCATGGTCCAGTGGGTCGGCCCCAACCCCAAGCACCAGATCATCCCCGGCGGCAGTCACGACGGCGCCGACTACGGCGTGACGTGGCCTTCGACCCAGCCGCTTGGGGTGGGCGACGTGTTCGTCCACCCCCACGAGGAGGGCGTCACCGACGAGTCCCTGCGGCGTGGCATGCAGGACCCGACCGGGGCCACGCTGGAGCGACTTCGCTACCACTTCCCGACCGTGCTGGAGGACGTGCGCGACAGCACGCGCCGGTACACGCGCGGGGTCGAGTTCGACCTGGGGGAGGACGGGCGCACCGTCGAGTGGGTCGTTGGCCAACCCGCGCCGGCCGAGGGCGCCGCCTACACGATCCGCTATCGGCACCGCTCCGAGTACGTGATCTTCAAGGAGCCCGCGAAGGCTCGCCACGACGTCGCGAACGTGCTCCCATTCACCGCCCGTGTGACCCGCCTGGTGCCGATGGGGCGCCAGCAGGGAACCCAACTGACCGAGGGCGTCGAGCCGTGACCAACTTCCCCGCCTACGTCATCGACGTTGACCTTCCGCAGGCCGAAAGCGGGGCGCCCGTCGAGTTCCGCGCGTTGCGCGCCGCCGTCTTCCAGGCGGGGCAGTTCATCAAGGCCGCCTGGTTGCGCGCCGCCGACGGGCAGGTCGTCAACCGTTCGAGCGGCGACTACATCGCCGGCCTGCGGGGCGCCGGCAGTCTCCGCTACCCCCTGGACGGCGACCGCTTCGCCGTGGGCGTCTTCAACGTCGCCCGCCACGCCGCGGTCATCGAGGACGGCCACCCCGCGTTCAACCTCGCCACGGCAATCGACTGGGGCAACACCCCCAAGAGCAAGCCGACGAAGGCAGGGTCCTGGTACATCGTGATCCCGTTCCGGCACTACACCCCGCCCCGGAACGGCGAGGGCGCGACGGTGTCGCGTTTCAAGAAGTCGATGCCCGCGGCGGTCCACCGGGTCGCGAAGAAGCTCGAACCGGGCGAGCACATGACGTTCCGCGACCGAGAGAGCCACGAGAAGGTGGCCGACGTCACAGCGGGGCGCCACGGCGCCATCAAACTCGGCGAGCGCCGCATCGGTCCCGGGGGCGGGCGCTACCTGCACGTCACCTCGGCAGCCGCCCGATCCGCAGCGTTCGCCGGACGCACCGAGGTGGACGCGGGCGGTGGCAAGACGGTCATCCGCCACCCCGGCCAGATCAAGAGCCCCGCCAGCCACCGGGCCCACGTCCAGCACTGGAAGGACACCGGCAAGGACGGCCCCGAGCCCAGCGCCGCGCGCAAAGCGTGGAGCATCTACGAGGGCATGGTGAAAAGCGGGTCGAAGGGGCACACCCAGTACATGACGTTCCGGGTCATCACTCCCAGGTCGAACTGGTGGATTCCTGCCCGCCGCGGGTTGCGGGTTGCCGAGGCCGTCCACGCCCAGACCGCGCCGACAGTCCGGGCCATGTTCCAGAGCGCCTTCCGCCAGGACGTCGAGCGCGCGCTGGCGCGAGCCCTCAGCGGAGCCGCGTGATGGAGCGCACCCTCATGCGCCTCATCGAAGGGGGCCTGGACAGCCTCCGCGGCAATCCAGGCGCCATGCTCGCCGCCATCGTGGGCGAGGAGCCATACGAGCTGACGGGGACCGTCACGGGCATCGACGGGGCCGTGCTCACCGACACCGATCAGGCGTGGGTCTACGACGTCTTCGGCCGCCAGGCGAGCAACGGAACGCCTCGACCAGCATGCGCGCTGACCTTCCTCGACGGCGCCGCCGTGGGCGAGGTCTTCGAGGTGGTCGAGGTGGACGGACAGCAGCTTGAGGCTGGCGAAGACCTCGAAGCGGCCGGTGTCGCCGTCGGCGACCGCTACCAGATCCTCCGCCCAGAGGACATGGCCGCTCAAGAGTGGGTCACGACTCGTGCGTTGCGGGTGACCATCGAGTACCCCGTCGAGGCCGAGCAACTGCCCTGTTACGTCGTGAGGCCGGGCCCAGCGAACAAGCTCCCCGTGGACGCCATTGGGCGCGTCCACGCCGAGCACGAGGACGCGAGCGGCGTCGCGCGCGTCGAGCGTCACCCCTGGCATCGCCAGTACCAGATCGAGATCGTGTCGGTGTCCGAGGACGAGCTGCTTTGGATGAGCGCGGCCCTCGAACGCATCCTCGAAGAGTCGTCGTTCTTCTTCGAGCGCCTGTTCGAGCCTGGTTTCGACATCCAGGGCAGCCCGATCATGCGCACCGAGGACGTACAGCCCACCGGGGCGTTCAACCGCACCTACACGATTTCGGGCGTGAAGCTCCGATTCCTCACCAGGAGACCCGCATGGACGAACGGCCCACCCCCACTGGCAGCTCCCCGCCCGATCCGCGTCCGCCCGTGATGATGGCCGCAGACGCCGCCACGACGCTCAACGCCGTGGACTCCGCAGCCGTCCGAGGGTACGTTTCGCGCACGGGCGACCGCCGCCCCCGCACGCGACAGGAGTGGGCCGACCTGGCCCGCCTGGAGCGCGTTCGACCCATCGCTCAGGAGTGACTCAGATGGCAAACCCTCTCGACGTGCTCGACGACGACGGCCGACCCCATGTGTTCCCGAGCGTCCGGTCGCGCATTCGGGTCATCGAGTCCGCACCGTCCGGTGTCGCCAATCCGTTCCCCGCGATCTTCCTCGGGAAGCTCAACGCCGGCCCGCAGACGCTTTCGGACTGCGGCTCACTCGCGGTGTTCAAGGAGACGCACAACCCGGAGGACGTCGCCGACGTTGCGACGGACGCCGTCGCCCACGCTTTCCGGCCGTCGCCCGATCCAGACACGGCCGGCGCGCCGTTCGTGCGGGTCGCCCGCGTCGGGCAGCCGACGGCCGCGTACATCGACCTGATCGACTCCGAAGATGATGCCGCGTGCATCCGTGTGACGAGCCTCGACAAGGGCGACATCTACAACGGCCTGCGCCTACGGGTGGACAACACGGACGACCAGGCCCTCGCCGCCGGGCGTAACGTCTCCGTCGGGTTCCGCCAGCGGCCCGCCGACGTCAAGGTGGGGCGCCGTCTCGGGCCCGTCATGACGGTGCAGTACACGGCCGGAGCGACGACCGCGACCCTGACGATCACGGCCGCCACGCCCGGGGCCGCGACCCGGTTGCAGACGGCACTCACCGACGGCGCCGCCGGCACCGCAGCCCTCGACATCGACCTCACCCGGCCCGAGTTCCGCACCTGCAAGCAGGTGCTCGACTACATCAACAGCCAGGCCGGCTACACCGCCACGTTCCGCAGCACCGACGCGCCGGTCGCCGAGATGAGCGCGCGCGAGTTGGACGCCGTCAACGCCGGCAGTATCGACGGCGTCGATCTCCTTCTCAGCGCGAAGATCGGCGCGATCTGCGCGTGGATCAACAGCGCGTGCAGAGTGATCGGGCCGGTCAAGGGCATCGTGGCCACACGCACGGCAGGCGCGACGCTCTACCCTCTGGAGACCGAGGTGTGGGTCCCCTTTGCCCACGGAAGCAATCCCGCAGCCGTGCTCGCGGACTACGTCGCCGCACTCGCCGTGCTCGCGGCCACCCCGGTCAAGAGCGGGGTGATCTTCCTCGACACCCAGGACGTCACGGTGCAGGGCGCCGTGCTCGACTGGACGGACGACCAGAGGGCCCAGCATGGACGCCGGTTCCGCGCGGTTTTCGGGTGCGACCCGACCTTGACGGACGCGGTCATCCAGGCCCGCGCCGCGGCCATCGGCCGCACCGAGGTCGCGCTCTATTGCCAGCGCGTCGTCGATGCGGTGGACCCCACGCGCGTCCACCAGCCCCTCGTCACGGCCGCCGCCGTGGCCGGACTGACCGCGGGCATGAATCCCGAGCTGGACGTCAACAGCCTGGTGATCACCGACCGGCTGCTTCGCGGCTCCGCCATCTACCCGGCCGACGTGCGCGAGATCCGCACCGGCGAGGACAACGCCCGCGGGGGCGTCTCGATGCTTCAGTACGACGGCGGCGTCCGCATCGCCCTCGCCCTCAGCACGAGCCAGTCCCCGAAGGTCGCCTACCGGAAGTGGTCCGAGACGGTCTGCATCGACTTCCTCGCCTACAACATCGAGGCCGGCGTCTACGCCATCAAGACCGCATGGGCCACGCCTCAGTGGGTCAAGGCCGTTCTCCGCCGCGCCGCGAAGGTGCTCCAGGCCGCCGAGAAGGTGGGCATGATCACGCCGGGCATCGACGTCGAGACGAACATCCCCGTGGACGCGTGGACCGTGAACGGGGTGGAGACCTACAACGGCCGCACCGTCGTGGATTTCAACGCCTCGCTTGCGGGCGAGAACGACCACATCCAGATTCGCGGCACGGTTCTGAAGGTGGCCCTTCAGGGCTAAGGAGCACACGAGATGGCAACGAAAGTCGAATCGGGATCTACCTGCATCCTCGTGGTCTACGCGGCCGGCGACGACGCGGGCGTCACCTGGGGCCTCGTGGACAACGTCACGATCAACGACCGCCACATCAGCGAGTTCTTGACCGGGATCGGCGCGATGGAGCCGCAGGAGCCCGTGTACCACGGCAAGGGCCCGGTGTCCGTCTCGTGGGGCCGCGCCGTGACCACCATCCAGGAGAGCCCGCAGTCCGTGGGCATCGTGCCCCTCCGGCGCAACATGGTGGGCCACGAGCCCTGTGACCTGGAGTTCCAGAGCCTCAAGAGCGGGCGGACGATCCTGCGCGTCTCCGACGTCCTCCCCGGCAGCTTCAGCACCCAGGTCGGCGAACAAAAGGCCATCCGCCAGAACGGTGATTGCCAGGGCCGGATCTCCGAACACATGGCCGATCTCGCTTCCTGATACCCACGAGGCGGGGCCGAGCCGCTCCCAGGCGGCCTCCCCTCGCCCAGTCTGACCTGACAGAGAGGACCATTCGACGTCATGAGCATCCAGCCTAAGCTCCTGCCCAAGAGCATCACCCTCGACACCGGCGCCACAATCGAGGTGGTCTTCCGCCGCCCCGGCTACGAGGGCATCAAGCGCATCGCGAAGCACTACGCGAGCGCGGTCGCCGACCCCAACCCGTTCGCGGGCGGGGCGCCGTCCAACCTGGTCGAGAGCGAGGTGGGCCGCGGCGCCCTCATGGAGGCCGTGCTCATCGAGTACCTCGTCGAAGCGCCGGCCCACTGGTGGATCGGCGGCAAGCAGCCCGCCGCGGGCGAGCGCGGGCGCGTGAACACGGATCAGGACGTTGCCGAGTTCCTGGCCGTGGGCAAGGAGGCGTTGACGTTCCACGAGTCCTTTCGCGTCGTGGACGTTGGCCTCCGCGCTACCCGCGGCGCGTGACGAGAGGGCCCAGTGGGCCGTCTACCGGACGTTCCCGCAGCTCCTCACCGCGCCGGACGGTCTGACGCCCGAGCAGGAAGTGTCGATGCAGATTCACATGGCCCTCGACAGGGGCATGGTGATCTGCACGCCATGCGCGACCGTCGTGCCCAGCGGGAAGTTCTGCGGCCGGTGCGGGCAGCCGTTCCACGCGACCGAGACGGCGCCGATGCTCAAGTGCCAGTCCTGCGAGACGTGGGCCTCGACGACGTTCTGCCCCGGGTGCGGGGAGCGCCTGGTGTCGGACGCCATGCTGGAAATTGGCAGCGACGTGGACAAGGCGCGAGACCTCATCGCCCAGGCTCAGGCCCGCGCGAGGAGTGAGAAGGGGTGAAGACGAAGCCAGACCGCACGGTCGGCATCATCGCCCGCGCCGATCTCGCCGACAGCGAACAGAATCTCTCCGCGCTCCAGCAGTTCGCTCAGGGCGTGCCGGAGAACCTCGCCGAAGCCGAGGACCACGTCCGCGACGCCGCGGACAGCGTGCGGGCCCTCGACAGCATGCAGGGGGCCGAGGGACTCCCGACCCGATACAGGCCCGTCCTGCGCGAGGCGATGGAGGCGCTGCGCAAAGAGGAGTTGTTCCGCGAGGCGAAGATGGGCGAGGCGTCCGACGCTCTGCGCGACATGCAGGGGCGACAGGACATCGCCGAGTGGCGCGCGCTCAACATGGACGTCCGCGCCCACGGGTTACAGCTCGCCCGCGTCAGGGCCGCGTTGCAGCTCGCCGAGCGCCTTCAGATGCGGCGCATCCCCTGGGGGCGCATCGCCAGGCGCATCATGTTCGGGCAGACGGGCACACTCGGGGGGTTCGTCCGCGAAGGCGCCGCCCACGCCTACAACCGCTTGCGCTCCCTGGCCGACTACGCCCAGCAGGCCGCCGTCTTCGCCATCATCAGCGAGGTGCGCAAGGCCGCCGACGTCGCCGAGGACTACGAGGAGGGCCTGGGAGCGTTCGCCGTGGGTCACGGAATGACCGACCCGGGCCGGGGCAACGCCTGGACGGATGCCCCGTGGGTCACGGGCGACGACCGCGTCCTGGTGGGCGACGAGTACCAGGTGGGCTTGGGGGGGATCGGCCGGTTGCGCTCCGCCATGATGGCCATGCGCCAGGGGTTCCTGGCCACCGGCGCCGAGGCGCTCTCGACCTTCGGTGGACTCGGGGACCGCTACACGAAGACCCGCGCCATCGCCGCGATGCAGTTCGCCCGCCGCACCGGAGAGGACCCCGGCAACGTGGCCGCCCGATACGGGCGGACCCTCATGTACGCCCACGAGTCGGTGACGGGCTTCTTGCCCGAGCAGCGCGAGCCGGCGCCCGAGGTCCACTTCGAGGTGCCGGAGAGGACACACATGGGCCTGGGCGCGGGCGATGGGGGCACCGGGTCCACCTTCGCGCTGGGGGAGGGGCTCGTCACCAAGACCCGGACCATGAGCTTGCAGCAGCTCATCGGCGACGCCGCGGTCGATGCAGGCGAGGGCGCCCGCGTCCCCCTCTTCGCCGAACGGGTCTCCGACTACGCCGAGGACATGGGCCGCCGGGCGGGCATGACCGACGCCGTCGCCCCCGTGGGCCTCGCCAGGTGGTCGGCGCAGGCCGGCCTCTTTGGGCGCCCCGAGATCGTCCGGGGCATGTTGGCCGGGACGGCCAACATCGGCAGCGACACGATGCTCGCCGCCAAGCTCGCCGCGGTGCGCCGGTTCATGCCGTCGCAGGTCGGGATCGGCGGAGGCTCGTATGCCCAGGTGCTCAGGCCGGGCAACTTCCGCCAGGCGCGCACCCTCATCGAGTCGGGCGATCCGCAGGTGATCCTCGCCTTCGCCAAGTACGCCGGAGCAGCCGCGGCCGAAAACGGTCTCGGCGAAGACGGGCGCTCGCTCATCTTCGAGCGCCTGACGGGACTGGGGCCGATGGCCGCCTCGCGCGTGCTCGCACACGTCGAGCAGTTGGCCGACGTGCGCGCCGTCTCGCCCGAGAAGGGCCTCACCGACCGATGGGTCGAGGGCCCGATGTACCGCGGAGTGTCCGGCGGGTCGTGGGATAGTGTCGCTCGCGTCCGCAGCGAGCGCGACGCGATGGGTCACGAGTTGGGGCTCCAGGTTCTACAAGTGACCTGGAACATGCGCGAGGCGATGTTCGTCCTTCGCGACGGCATCAAGGAGGGAAAGCCCTTCACCGACGCCATCGCCGAGGCCGTCGGGAGTCTCTCCGAGACGTCGGTCGCGTGGCTTACTGCCAGCCAGGCAGCGAACGGCAAGGTCGGCACGGCCGGCGCTACAGGGGTGACGTGGGCGAGCCAGCAGGCGGGCAAGCCCGGGAACGACTGGGGTGCGTTCAAGGCGAGCATCGGCAGCCTCTTCGGAGGCCCAGAGCCGAGGCAACCATGGGAGCAGGAGCGAATCGAGCAGAGCCCCGGCCCGAGCGGGCTGATCAACCCGGTGCCCGGTGCCCGACTCGGCGACGATCTCGGCGCGCCGCGGAGGCGCAACGGGACCGTCGTGCATCACCATGGCCTCGACCTATTCGCCGACGTCGGCACGCCCGTTCAGGCCGCAGCGGCGGGCCAGGTGTATCTCGCCCGAGACCGCTCGACCTGGGAGACCGCCAACACGAGTAGCAGCCGCTCGGCGGGGATCACCGTTTGGCTCAACCACGCGGACGGAACGCAGACCAGGTACATGCACCTCGACCAGATCGCGATCAACCCGAGAACCGGGGCGCCATTTCGGCAGGGCGACACCGTGACGCAGGGGCAGGACATCGGCACGGTCGGCACCACGGGCATCCACAACTCACGGTCTCACCTGCACTTCGAGGTCCGGGGCCAATACGACCAGGGCCAGCGCCCGGTGATTTCGCCACGCGCAGCACTGGGCATCGAGTAGGTTTGGGGCATGGAGCAGGCCAACGTCACCCTCAACCTCCAGACGCAGGACTCCCACCTGCGGCTCGCGAGACTGGCCCTCGACTCCGCCACCGTGCGGCAGAGCTGGGCCGCCCTCCCCGCCGACGTTCGACAGGCCCACAACGAGCTTTTCCGCCTGACCCAGGAGCAGACGCGACTCGGGCACCTGCGCAGCCAGGAGCGCCAGAGCGTCGAGATGCACTTGGGGTACGTCAACCAGCACCGCGACCGGGTCCGCAGCCAGGCCGAGGAACTGCGGCAGACGATGGAGTCGCACGACAGGTTCGGCGACTTCCGCAAGAGCGTCAGCGCCGGCACCATCGACAAGGACGTCCGCTCCGACCCTGCGCTGGCGCACCTTCAGGCCCTCGACAACGAGGCGCGCCACTTCGAGGGGCAGGCCCAGGTCATCGGCCAGACGCAGCAGGTCTTCGGCCGGTACGGGCTGAGTCCCGACTTCAACATGGGCAACGCCGCAGGCTACTACGGCCGGCGCGCGATGTTCGGGACCAACCAGGATGGCAGCCCCCGCACGCCCGGCGAGTGGGCCACGAAGGGCGCTTCGGAGACCTTCGGCCGGATGCGCAACACGGCCCGCCAGGCCGCCGGCATCTTCGCCGCCTTCGAGGGGATCAGCCTCATCACGAACAGCATGCGCGCCTTCGAGGAGCGCGCCGAGACCGTTCAGCGTCTCGGCACTTCGATGGGCGCGAACTTCGGCGAGGTCGGCACCCGACTGGGCCTCTTGCGCGACGTCTTCCGGTACTCCCGCGCCGAGATGGTCCCGGCCATGCAGGAGTTGGCGCACCACATGGGCAGTCTGTACGACTCCCCCGCGGTGCTGCACATGGCCCGCGTGACCGGCATGGACCCGGCAGCGGTGGCGAGCATCGCCGGCAAGGCCCACCCCTACGGGCACATGGACTACAACCTCGTTCAGCGCATGACCAACTTCGCCGGGATGGGTTCTCGCCGGCAGATGGCCGTGCAAATGTGGAGCGCCGCTCAGGGGACGCTGGGGCCGGGCTACTACGAGACGCCCGACGACGCCGCGGCCCGGTACGTCGCCCTCACGTCTCGCGCGATGGGGGAGCCCTACCAGAGCGAGCGCGGCGCCGAGTTCGTGCAGCGGTTGATCTCCGGCGTGCGGGCGCCCGGCGGGCAGATGATGCACGCCCTGAAGATGAACGCGGTGCGGGGCCTGAAGGTGCCCGGCCTCGACATGGACACCAACAGCTACCGGGGCATGCGCGCGGCCCTGGAGACGGGCGGGCCCGAGGTCCTCGAAGCCCTGTTTCGCATGAGCACGCAGCAGGGCGGCACGGGCGAGATCGGCGCGGAGTTCTTCCAGCAGGCCACCGGCCTTTCGACCATCGAGAGCGACCGCCTGTTCCAGGACATGCAGAAGGGCGGAGGCCGGATGCCGACCGGCGCAGCGATCCGCCAGGCGCCCGACATGCGAGACACCTGGAAGCAGGTCACGAACGAGACCTTGAATCCCGCGTGGCGATCCGCCGGGATCAAGACGGGCATGGAGAGCGTGCACGAGGAGGTGGGTCAGTACGTCGTGCCCATCGCTCAAGATTTCCGGTCGGCGATGGTGGACTTCCTGGGGGGCCTGACCCGGACGGGCGACATCCTTCTGAGCCTGAAGAACGCCATGGGCCACCTCACAGGAGATCAAGCGTCGTCGCCCTACACCATGCCCCTGTTCCACGCCATGCAGGCCCTCAACAGCGACAGCCTCATGGGGTTCCTCACTCGCGAGATGGCAGCCGGCGGCGCGGCCCACGGTTACGACGCCTGGGAAGGCGCAAAGCGCGCCTGGAAATCGGCGTTCGGAGGATCGAAGCCATGAGCAGCTCGCGCGTGCGCACAACCTGGTGCCAGGTGCGCATCATCACCCCGCAGATCGGCGTCGGCCCGTCTGAAGAGTTCACCTTTCGCACTGGCCGCTCCGGGCCTCTTCGGCAGGTGACGACCAACAGCAACACCGAGTCGTGGTCCGGCTCATTCACGTTGCAGTTCGCGCCCGAGGGCATCGGCAGCGGCGAGGCCATCGCCGCCCGCGTGCCGCCCTACAGCCTGGTGATCATCGAGGCAGGCAGTTCCGAGGGCGAGGGCGACGACCCGACACTCATGGTGGGCCTCACGAGCCCGGCCGACTCGTCAGAGACCTACGGGCCGAGCCCGCAGCGCAGCTTGACGATCTCCGGCCGCGGCATCGAGTGTGTGCTCGAAGACGCGAAGGTCTGGCACGCCCCCTACCTCGAAGGCCAGAGCATCGACGCATTCCTCGACCGCACAGTGCGTCCCGCCTACCTCGACGACCTGACCGGCACGCTCACATGGGCCCGTGGCTTCTGGGGGGGCGCCATCGACCCGCGCGAGGCCATGCTGCGCATCCTGCTCTACTATCTCGGACACCGCGCGACCGGCGTGGTCTCGCTACTCCTGCCCCAGGGATACCAGCTTCGGCGACTCCTGGTGCCCGGCACGCTCGATTCGCTCCCCGGAGGCATCGAGGCGTGGGCGCCCGTGCTGGACACCATCGGCGACATCGTGCCCGCGGTGCGCGTGCTGGCCACCCTCACGACCGCGCCGCAGATCCCGCCCAACTGGACGATGCTGCGCCCGGACTTCAAGATCCTGACCTCGCAATTGTCGCCGCAGCCCGGCGACATCGTGAACATGCTCCGCCAGGTACACGACAACACGTTTCACGAGCTGTTCGTGCGCCACGAGGACGGGGCCGCCCGCATCATCCACCGCACCCGCCCGTTCCTGCGACAGACACCCACGGTGGGCGCGTCAGCGTTCGCCCCGGGCGTGACCGACCTCCCCACGGTCCACATCGGCGCCGACGACCTGCGCGCGATGCAGCTCCGCCACGGCGTCGAGCCGGTATTCAACCTGTTTTATGTGACGCCGGCCGCCGGCACCACGTTCAATTGGGAGAGCTTCAAGGCCCTCGTGTCACCCTCGTTTTGCGGCCGCTCCGACGAGCCCGCGTTCGTCGGACGCTACGGCGTCCGTCCCTTGGACGTGCAGAGCCCGTACATCAGCGCGGACAACGAGAGCGACCCCAACACGACCCCCGAGATCATCGAGATGGCGAAGGACATGGCCGAGACCCTCCGCGCCTGGTACTCGCCGCACCCGTCGATGAAGCAGGGCCGGATCAGCGTCCGAGGCCGGAGCACGATGCGTCCGGGCGTCCGCGTCGTCCGCGACGCCGTTGGGTCCAGGCCGGCCGAGGAGTTCTACGCGACCGCCGCCGGCCATACCATCGACCTGCACACGGGCGAGTGGAGCGCCACGCTCCAGATCACTCGCGGGTGGCCGCTCCGCAGCCAGGAGATCACGCCATGATGATGCCCGACCCCGCCCGCTTGATGCTCACCGTGCGCTTGGCGCGCGTGCTGCGCGTGAAGGCCGGCGAAGGCCGTTCGCCTGGACAGAAAGCGTCCCAGTGGATCGTGGACCTCGAAGACCTCGACTCCGGGGCCATCGTGGTCGGGGCCCTGGTGGTCGGCAGCCGGCGGCCAATCGCTACGTCGAAGACCCGCGCGAGCATCGGGGTCTACACCGCGCTCGCGGGAAACTCCGCGAAGTGCGTCTTCTGGGCGCTCACCTGGCCGTCGTGCAGCAAGCGCGACATCGCGAGTCACGACCTCCTCGACGAGCACGAGACCATCACCTTCCACATCGAGCGCGGGGCCCGGTCGGGGAACACGGCCTACACGATCAAGAAGCCGGACCTCGACCGCTCCGACGACAACGAGTTCGAGGCCGGCCAGGTCTACCAGCGCGACTACATGCAGGAGCGATACCTCCAGATCCTCGCCGACAAGGAGGGGCGCGGCGTCTCGTTCGAGATGCTCGGAGGCAGCCGCCGCATGGCCCGCGCAGGCACGACCGACGAGGGCGGGAAGGGCGACTACGTCCAGATCGACGCCGAGACCTCGCCCAACTTTGCCGCGTGGATGACGTGGGTCACGAGCGCGATCACCGCGTTGTCGGGCGTCTCCCAGGGTGGTGGCGGTCCCATCCCGCCCGCGGTCATTCCCCCGTTTCCGACTCTGGGGCCCGATGGCAGCCCGGCGGGCGACCCCGTGCCCGCGGTAGACGGAGCCGAACCAGGGCCGCCGCCGGTCGGCGCGAGCGTCGTCGGCGCCATCGTCACCGGCTCACCCAGCACGAGAGGGAAGTAAGGCCATGCCCGGCTACCTCGACCAGGCCGCAGCCATCCTCGGACTGACCAAGCCGAAGAAGGTCAACCCCGCCGCGTTCGACCCGTTGGCGCCCAACCGACGCGGCTACCCCCTGCACATGGAGTTCCGCCTGGTACAGCGCCAGCCGTGGAAGATCGTGCGCGCCCACCAGCTCGAAATGGTCGTCAACAGCTACCAGCGCATCCCCGAGGTGCGCGCGACGATCCACCCCACGGCCGGCGGGTTCCATGTGGACATGCCCGAGGGTGACGCGCGGGGCCTCGTGCATTACATCATCCAGGGTGTCGCCGGCCTGTGGCCGGGCGGCAGCCGGCCGGGGCACGCAGAGACCGGGAAGGGCGACGGGCAGGCCCAACTCTACGCCCTGCAAGCCCTCTTCGACGACTACACGCAGGGCACCATCGACGGGCGCCCCCGCAGCGAGTTTCAGTTGGAGTTTTTGAACTTCGACGAGCCCGTCACCGCCACCGACCGCGTCGGGCACAGCGCCTACATCATCATCCCCGAGCGCAGCCTGGTCGAGACGACTCGCAGCTCCGCCCGACCGCAGGTGTGGACGTGGACGCTGCGGATTGCCGGTCTCGCCGAGGCCAAGGGCGAGGCTCACGCGGTCAAGCGCGACAAGGAGAAGAAGCGCAACTGGCTCGAAAAGGGCCTCGCCTTCCTCGACGCCGTGGATACGTTCACGACGCGGTACAGCTTCGGTGCGATGTTCTCGAAGTACCAGCGCCTCATGGCGCCGTTCGTCCGCGTCCAGGACAGCATCGGGAGAACCGGCGACTTCGTCGAGGGGTGGGCCTCCGGCGCGAAGACGTTCGTGGACTACCACAAGGCCATGTTCGACCGGACGGCGACCGACCTCAGCGGTCTCGTGGCCGTGTTCACCCGCGAGGAGTTCGACGCGAAGGCCGCGGCCGGTGTGCGCGTGCGACTGGGCCAGACCGGGCCCAACAGTCGATTCCAAGGCGGCATGGCCCGCGGCGTGGACCAGATGCGCCGCAGCGTGGACCGCGTGCGCTTCGGCGCCCGCGTGCAGATCGGGCAGACGTCGGCCGGACTCCAGTCCCCAGGAGACGAGATCGGTGCCCGCGGGATCGACAGCGCCGCCCGAGGCCCCGCCGGGCCCCTGGAGGCCGCCGCCCAGTCTACCGCGCTCATGGCCCGCGACAGACTCAACGGAACGCCCCGCGCCGCCCAGGCGGGGCGCGCGCTGGCCACCGTGGCCGCCGTCGTCCGGCCGGGGGACACCATCGAGCAGTTTGTTCCACCGGGCTTCACCATCTACGACGTGATCCGCGCGAACCCCGGTCTCGTCTGGCCGTTCGTGGACGGCGGGCGCCTGCGACCGGGCGGAGGCGCCCGCCCGACCGATCCGCGCGTCGAGTGGACCGCCTACGTCGGCGACCAGATCCTCGTGCCGACCACAGAGGGGCCGCCGCAGACCGTGTCCGGGCAGGACTCGCCCCAAGCCGCGCGCGCCCGGCGCCTCGACACGGCCGACGAACGCATCTTCGGCCGCGACCTCTACATCGACTCCGAGACGCGATCCCTTGAGTTCGACCCGGCGGCCGGCGACCTGCGCACCGTCGGGGGGGCCCCCAACCTGGTGCAGCGCCTCGAAACGTTGTGCCTGATCCCGATGGGCAGCCTCACCTACGCGCCCGACATCGGCAGCCTCATCGGCGCCGAGGGCGCGGGAGCATGGTCGAGCGACATCCGCCGCCGCGCGCTGGCGCTGGCGACCGAGCGCACACTCCGGCAGGATGCGGGCGTCGAGCGAATCGACAGGGTGACGGTGCATCAGGCCAACGGCCAGACCGTCATCGACTTCCAGGTGGTAGCGATCTCCGGTGCGGCTTTGGGCCGTTCCGGCTTGGCGGTGTGACATGGCGGACCTCAAAACGCGAACCGACGACGAGATGCGGGACGACGCGGTCAACGCAGTCATCGCCCAGACCGACGGCGTGACCGACCTCAACCCCCACGCCGTACTGACGATGCTCGCGGGGGCGATGGCCGGCGAGGTGGCCGGCGTCCAGGTGGGCGTGATCGAAGCGATGGCCCGCTTCTACGTCACCACCGCGGAGGGCGTCGCCCTCGACCGACGCCTGGCAGACTTCGGCCTCGTCCGCACGCCGGCCCGTGCTTCTTACGGCCGGGTGACGTTCCGCCGCGCCGACGACGCCAACCTCGACTTCGAGATCGCCATCAGCGCCGGCTTCCGCGTCTCTGCCCAGACCTACAACGGCGTGCAGGTGATGTACACGGTGCGCGAGGCCGCGGTCATCCCGGCGAACGCCGCTTCGGTGTCCGTCGTTGTGGACGCGGTGCAGGCCGGACGCGAGGGCAACGCCGGGTCCGGCGCCATCGACACCCTGGTGGACGCCCCCCCGAACGGACTCGGCACGGTCACAAACCTTTCGGCATTCACGTCGGGGCGAGACCTCGCCACCGACGAAGAGTTCCGCGCCGCGTTCTGGGCGTTTTGGGATGCCCGCCGCCGCACGACCCCGACGGCCGCCAAGTACGGCGCGGCTACCTACTCCGAGACGGGCGCAGACGGCGTCACGCGCGAGCCGGTCGCGTCCGCAGCCATCGTCGAGTACCTCGACGCGGTCGGCCCCGACAACGTCGCCATGGACGTGCTCATCATCGGCCACGGCGCCGACGCCGAGAACCCGGGCCTCACCGACCAGCAGGTCGCCAACGTGCAACTCCGCATCGACGGCTACACCGACTCCGAGGGCGTCGAACAGGAGGCGTGGCGCCCCGCGGGGTGCAAGGCCCGCGTCATGGTCGCCTCGCGGCAGGCCATGGACATCCGCGTTCGCCTCGACCCAACCCCCACCGCGCCCGCCACCCTGCGGGCCCGCGTCCGGCAGGCGTTCAGCCTGGCCATCGCCGCACGGCCCATCGGGGCGCCCGGTGCGATCAAGATCCTGTACGACACCCTCGCCCAGTTCAGCGCGGACCTGGACAACGCCACCATCATCGAGCCCGCGGGCGACGTCGTCGTCGGCCCCACGGTCAAGCTCGTCCCCGGCGCCATCGAGGTGCTGTAATGCCGCGCTGGCGCCGCTACCGACGATCCGACCAGGTCAACGACTTCGCTCGCGACTTGCCCTTCAACGGCCGGGCCCGCATCCCATACCCGCCCGTCGAGGCAGATGCCGATTTCGTGACCCCCGACGGCGTCGAAGGGTGGCATGGGTATGGCGCGGACGGGTGGTATCGGGCGGACGGCCGCAAGGTCGAGGCCGAGGTGAGCGAGGAGTTTTTCGACGACAGTTGGCCGTTCAACACGAGCAAGTGGACCATCACGACGCCGTCGAACTGGTTGACCGCCTACGGGACCGGCCTCGCCGCCACGACGGGCGGACTGAGCGCGAGCACCTGGCAGTCACGCGCGAAGCGGTGGGATCTACGGGGCGACTTTTTCCTGCGCCTGGTGATCCGCGCCCCCAGCATGCGCAACGGCAGCCTGGACGCGACCGAGGGCGCCGACAACGCCGTCTGGTTGGGCGTGACGCCCCGGAGTGACTCCGGCGGGTTCGTCCGGGTGAAGCAGTATTTCGGGAAGGTGGACAAGGGTTTCGCCGTCGAGGTGGATGGCGACGCCTTTTCGGGCGACACGCAGATCGACGGCGACTTCCCGCCTATCGTCTGGTTGGAGCTTCAGCGCAGCAACGGGCAGATCAGCGCGCGCTACCGGGACGCCACGCCGGGGCAGCCTCCGGGCGACCCGGTTGCCTTGTTCGGCCCTGTCGCCTTGCCCGGCATCGTCGAGGTGGACTTCGGCGCCCGGAACGCCAGCAGCAGCGGCCCGTGGGGCTGCATCTTCAACGCCTTTCGCGTGTTCCACGGCTCGCACACTTACAGCCCCGTCGCGAGTTGGCGCCGCGAGACGACGCACGGTTCGGTGCTCGACCTGTTCCCCGGCGACCAGCTCGACCCGGACCTCTACACCGTCGAGACCACGGGCACCGCGACAGCGGCGCCGATCCCCGGCGTGGACGCAGCCCCGGGCGCCGGACTGCGCATGCACTGTGCCGGAGGGACCGCCACCGTCGAGACCCGGCCAATCCACGGCGACATGGCCGCCCAGATCGAGGTGACACTCGCGGCCGAGACGTTGAGCGCCAACAACAGCGGCGTGGCCATCGGCCTGCACGCTTACGTCCCCATCGCCGACGCGACCCTGCGCGTCGAGGTGCGCACGGGCGACACAGGCGTTCTGACCGCCCGCATCGACTACGCCGGAGCCGAGGACCCCGAGGCCGAAGCGGAGATCGACGTCGATGCCGACATCGCGTTGATCCTGCGCATCGAGCGCCAGGCGACCCTCACCTTCTGCGCCATCTACGGCCGCAACGGCCGAGAGATCGTCAGCGCGCGCGTGACCGACCTGCCCACCCTGCCCACCCACCTGCGTTTCCACCAGGCGCAGCAGAGCGCGTCCGACCCAGTCACAGCTCACGTCCGCCGCTTCCACGTCACGAGCCCGTGGGCCCTGCGCATGGAGGCGTGGCCGGCGACGACCTACGCGACCGCAGCCAACGCCCACCCCTACGAACTGTCCGTGCTCACCCAGGCGAGCGACGTCACGCTCATCGACCCCGAGACGCGGGCGACCGCGTGGGCGATCTACGCCTGCAACGAAGCCGGCGAGGCCATCGAAGACGCCGAGCGCCCCGCGATGCAGCCGGGGCAGATCGGCCGGCCTTACTTCGACCCCCGAGAGGTCGCGCTCTGGTTGCCCGTCACCGAGCCAGGCAGCACGACGACGGGCGCGTTCGTCGAAGTGAACCTGCGCGAGGACCTCATCCGCAGCCACACGCACGACGGCGTCGAAGAGTTCGTCGGCCGCGTGGGCCGCCGCCATTGGGGACTCGGGTACACCGCCGGCACGACCACGGTGCCACGGCCGCCGGAGGGCGCGCCCGTCACCTTCCATCGGCTCACTACCGCACGCGGCGACCTCTTGCTCTGGGCGACGAAGACCGGCGGAGTCTCCGCGTGGCAGTACCTCGCCGGAGACTGGCGCGAAGCCGGCGTCGCCGTGGACGCCACCGACGACGACCCCGACCTCACCTTGCCCTTCGAGGTGGGCGACGTCCGCGTCTACTCCGAGAGCCCGAACGCTGGGATCGTGGTCTCCGCGCTCGCGTTCGGCGTCGAGCGGGTGATCTGCGTCTACCGCGACCTCGAAATGCTGATCGACGGGGGGCTGGTTCTCGCGCCCGCCAACCGCCACGCCCACGCCAGCTACGGGGGCGCGGACCCTGACGCCCGGTGGGCGTCACGCGAGGCCGCAGGCCGCTCGGGGCCCGCGCCGCACGCCCGCCTGAACGGAGACGCCGCAGACGGCGGGGCCCCGCTCCTGGACGTCATCGTGCCGCCCGCGCATGCTCTCCCCGATGGCGACGGCCTACCGCTCATCGCAACCGTCCGCCCGCTCGCCGTGACCCTGATCCAGGACTCCGAGGTTCCCGCCGACGCGCCGGTCGCGAGTTGGGGCACCCCGGACGCGCCCGAGCCCGTGGCCCATGCCCTTGTCCGTGCGCCCACGAGCGCGGCCCTCTCCCCGCGCGCCGACATCGAGACCCGCGCCGGTTACCTGGCCGTCGGCGAGCGTCTCTCCGAAGGGTTCGGTTACCTGACCACGATCTCGCTCGCCCAGGGGAACGTCCGGCAGCGCCTCACGCCGGCAGGCATCGACCCGAGCATGGCCTCGACCGGCTCCGCGGTGTCCGGCCTGGTCTCGCTCGGAGCCCCACCCGACACGCTCGCGGGGTGGCGCATCGCCGCGGGGTTCTCCCGGTTCATCCAGACGAGGCCCGGAAGCGGCATCGGGATCGGCGGCGGGGTCGTCATCGTGCTCAAGCCCACGCTGGTGCTCGAATACGACGTCTACGCCGTGAACGCGCCCGACGGCGAGACGTACCCGCCCAGCGGGCCCCACATCGGCGGGGACCGGGTCGGGCTGGTCGGATACGACTGGACGGGCGAGGAGCGCGTCTACACGCGCCGCGCCGGCCGCGACGTCGAGGCTTTCCGCGTGGCCATCGAGGACGTCACGCCGGGCGCCCCGCCGGAAGCCCCGAAGCTCCTTTCCGCCGTCGTCCGGGCGCTGGGGTGGCATGAGCACGCCAACACCCCGGTCATGGGCGACGACGAGCTGGCCGCCACCGCCGAGTGGCCGGCCGACGTCATCGTGGTCATGCGCGACGGCGCCGTGGTCGAACTGCCCGGAGGGTGGGTCTACCAGAGCGCCCCCTGTATCGAGTTCGCCGCGCGCCGCATCCTGGCCCGCCTTCCCCGGGCGCGCTTCGACGCGGACCCCAAGCACGACCGCTGGCAACGTCACCTCGCCATCGCCATCGCGCGCCTGATCTGCCGCCTACAGGGCGACGTGCTGACGCCCGCCGTGGCCGACACCTACCGGGCGACCGCCACCGGCGAGGCCCTCGACGAATGGGGCCGCTCCTACGCCCTGGTGCGCCCCTACGTCACCATGCCCGACGGCGACTGTCGCGACTTCTTCGCCGAGGCCGTGCTCGCCCAGCCGACCCCCCAGCGGTGCCGCCGCATCCTCGAAGCGATCCTCGGGGGCGTCGTGACCATCGTCGAGGGCTACCGCGAGTTCACCGCGTACTGGGAGCCCCCGGTCAACCCGGAGGCGACCGAGGTCAGAAGCAATTTCTGGGGCGCCATCGGCGAGGCAGAGCCGTTGCAGACCGCGTTCTACAACCGCGACTTCTACGGCGGCGTGGACGCCCGCGTCGTGGTCGCCCGCGAGGCGCTCGAACTGTTCCGCCCGGCCGGCGTGCGCGCCAACATCAGGATCGGAGAGCCACCCGCATGAGCTTCCCCCAGGTCTTCGACAACGAGCGGGTCATCCCGCAGGACTTCCGCGCCCAGACCGACGCCATCGAGGACGCGGTCGGCACCGTCATCAGCCGCCTGATCTCGACCGCGCAGTCGGGAAAGGGCATCGTGGTCGAGGGGTGCAGGCCGTCGGCGAGCTTCGACGCGGCCGATCCGCGGCGTGTGCGCATCGAGCCCGGTTACATCCTCATGCCGCCATCGGCCGGGGACGCCGGCCCGTGGCGCCTCGCCTACATCCCGGCCATCACCTACCTGCACCCCGACGCCGGCCCGACGCCTCGCACGGACTGCATCTGCGTGGCCATGTCGCGCGTGGACGGCCCGACATTCGAGCGGGAGTACCGCGTGGTGGACGCGGCGGGCGTCGAGTCGGTGGACCCGAGCGTGCAGACCGCGACGACCTACACCGCCGAGGGCGCTCCTTTGCTGGTGAAGTCCGCCGGGAACGTGCCCGCCGTCGGGACCGTCCGCCTGGGGACCGTGACCGTCAACGCCAACGGGACCATCACCGTCGTCGATCTCCGCGAGCACGCTTTCCCCGTGCCGACCTACGGCAACCCGGCGACGCCGTGGGATACGAACGTGGCCACGGTCAACGAGGGGGGGCGATTCTGGCGCACGGCCGGGCAGGCCGTCGCCGCGTTATCCGGGGCCCTGAAGCAGGTCGCGACCCGCGCAGGGGAGTTGCAGCGCACGCTCACCACGGCCGACGGGGGGCCATCGTTGAGCCTCACGAACCAGGGCCTCGACTTCATCTTGGGCCTGGGTCTTCGGCACCTCATGGCGCGCGCCGTGACGGCCACGGGCGAACCCGGCTCCGGGGACGTCACTTCCCAGAACGGCGACGTCAAGGCGCCGCTGGGCCGGGCCATCGCCCAACAGTTCCGGTTTATCGAGGTGGCCGACAGCTTCCTCGTTGACCCGACCGGCCGCACCATGACGCCCGCCAACACCCAGCGCGCGACCGTGCAGGTGGACCTCAACGTGGACAACGACGACGCCTACGTGGACGGGTCCGCGCGCTGGGTTGGGCAGAACATCGAGAGCGTCCAGCGTATCGAGCCGGGCCACTGGCGGATTGTCTTCGACATGAACCAGATGCCCGACAACCTCAACAACCGCCGGTGGCGCATCGCCGTGCACGCCAACCGGGCCGTGGGCGCAGCGAACAGCTACCCGACCGGCCTGGAGAGCGCCGGGATCATCCACCAGATCGGGAAGGGGCCGTCGGACGACAGCATCGACGTCTGGTTCTTCGCCGTTCGCTTCCTGGATACGCTCGCAGTCGTGACCGACGTGGACGCGGAGTTGGTGGCGGGGGTCGTCGAGGTCACCACGACGACCGAGAACTTGAACCCGCTGCACATGCAGTCGTGGGATTGCCCGTTCAGCGTCCATTTGTACGGTCCCCTGCCGTCCGGCAATGGGGCGTGGGCGCCGGTCGAGGGCGCCTGACGCCGTTGACCAGGGGGCCCCGCCCTGCCACGATGGCATCACCTCCTCGGAGGTGTCGGCACGTTCCCCAGGCCCGACGTTGAATGGTCCTCGCGTCGGGCCTGGGGGGCAACTTCGCGATCCCACAGCCAATCAGCCAAGCGGTCGAAGTCAACAGTTCTCAACATCCGCCTACTCCGAACCCCGCACCGGGGCGCGGAAACCGCCACCCGCAGGGGACGCAGACGTTAGTACAGATGGGGAGCGGGAAGAAGACCTCCCCCCAGCACATGCGCGCCGTCGCTCGACCGTAGCTCCAGCCGTCCCCGTGCGGGTAGACGCCCAGGTCGCGAGGCCGCTTCCTGGCCGCGTTCGAGCGCCGCCGCAAGTAGTCGGTCAGCGCCGCATCGAGCGACCAGTGCGCCGCCCAGATGGGCGAGCCCATGATTCGAGGCGAGCGGTAGCGCCAGGACGTCATGAAGGTCATGGGCCACCGCGTCGAAGCCAACTCGGGGCGACGCCCACGACCACGCGCCGACTTGGCGAGAGCCGCCCCCAGCGCAGCCCAGGCCCGCGCAGGGTCATCCGCGGGTCTGGCGCGTCCCGCCGCACGGTCACAGCAGCTCGCAGCACATCGGGCCCGTGCTCCGCTCCCAGGCGGTCCAGCAGGCGAAGGTAGGCCGCAGCCACGAGGAGATCGCCATCGCCGCCGCTGGGCAGGCGGTCAGCGTCGGCGATCTCCATGTGCAGGGGATCAGCTTCGGCGCAGCCGCTCGCGAGGTGCCACCGCAGGACCACCCACGGCCCCCGGCCCGGCTCGCTCAGGTTGAGCGTGAAGGTCGCGGCCGAGTCGTGCGGGTCCACGGGCGCAGCGCAGAAGCAGCATACAGGTGGCGGGTGTCTCACCGGCTCACTCCCCTTCGCCCTTCGACGCGCCGCACCGCCAGCGCGACGCGGCGACGTTCATGCGAGCCCAGGCGCCGAGGCCCCTGGATCGTCCCGTCGTCGAACACGACGACCTCGACCCGCAGGGCCGGGTCGCCCGGCGGGCGCTCCGCCCGAAGGTGGTAGGCGGTCCCGCCGGAGAAGCGGACACCCCGGCCGCCGAGGATCGCTCGCGGCGCCCCGAAGGTGCGGCGCAGCCAGGCCGAGGCCAACATGACCACTTCCGCAGGGACCATCAGGCGCCCTCATGCGTCGCGTCGCCCTCGGGGGCGACCACGTTCAAGGTCACGAACGTGGTCGTGAACAGCAGCGCAGTCGCCATGCCCGAGAAAACCGCGAGGATCTCATCCTCCGAGCACGTCTTCCGCAGTTCCGCCGCAGCTCCGGCCGGAGCCGAGAACAGGCGAGTCTCGCCGGCCCGGAAGAAGATGTTGCCATCCAGGCCGATCACCGCCAACTCGTGCCCAGCCTCCAGAGCCGCAGCAGCGAAGGGCTGCACCTGGCCGGCGGTGCCGTTCACCACCACGGCCCACCGTTCCCCCAGTCGGCAGACCGCTTCGACGCCGACCTCCAGCTCGACAGCGGCCTTCTCCGCGTCTTCCTTCGAGGCGACGACGAATCCGACGCGGTATCTCGGTTCCTTGCTCACGGTTTTGCCTTCCAGGCTGCACGAACAGCCGCAGCGATTTCGACGAGGCGGGCCCGGCGCTCATGCACGAGAGCCCCGCCGCCAATTCCACGCCGGCCGAACAGCCGGATTGTCATGTAAATGTGGTCGCTCGACCGATTGACCGCAACGCGCCACCCTTCAGCGGCCAGCCGCGCGACGTTCGCCACCATCACCCGCTCCGCTGCGTCCAGCTCCGCCGCGGACGACGCGTACACCTCCACAGAGCCGGACGACTTACGGTTGTCCCCGACGGCCGCGCTTCGCTTCACGGAACCTCCACAGCAGCAGGCGGCCCGGGGAATACCCGAGCGTTGCAGTTGCACGGGCCTGCATCCGAGAACGCCCGGCCGGATGGGCGCTGCCACGCTTTGCAGCTCAGGGAGTGGTCACGGTTTTTCACAGCGACGTAGAGCTGCGCCGGTGCGGTGTCCGGCCGGAAGAGGTGCCCGCCGACCGCCCAGAAGTAGCGTTCGGATTCGTCGTGGTAGCCTTTCGGGTCGAAGGCGATCCCGGCAAGGTAGCAGGCGTCGTCCGCGTCGCGATCCTCTGGGTCGCCGATTTCCAGTTCCGTGCGGCTCAACAACACTTCGAGGTCCTCGCGGTCAAGTTGACGCACCGCCTCGAATGCGTCGCCCTCGGACTCCGCGAGGATGAGCAGGTGTTGGACGCGCTTGACCTCGACCACGAAGGGCCGCGCCGGCTTTGCCGCCCGCACCGCGAGCGCAGCGCGCATGATGGGTTGCCAGAGCGCACCGAAACGCTCCCGGTGCGCCGCCCGATCCTCTGCGGTGCCAGACGACGGGAAGGGCTCCAGGACTGGCACCCGTTCGGCCAGCAGGCGGGCCGCCTCGACCGCGACCTCGCGACAGGCGCGCCAGCCCATCCACCCGTCATACGCCAGGCTGTAGATGCTCCAGGCCGCATCGCGCGCGCCCGGTTCGTCTCGCCCGTGCTGCGCGGCGACCCAGTCGCCGAAGCGCACCGACTCCTGGATCTCGACGTACTCCGCCGGCTCGCGGCCGGGATTCGTGCGGGCCTTCAGCGGGCCGATGATGCCATCCATTTCACACCCTTTCAGTGACTAGGGCGGACCATCCGCCAATGCGAGCTATGTCATCCGACAACCACGTCAGATCACACTCGTTGCGTTGCACGCGGACCTCGAAGAACCCTTCGAGGCGCGGTTCGACCAAAGGAATCAGGCGAGCGTAGAAAGCGCGGTAATCGTTGTTGAGCCTGAAGTCATCACCAGTGGTGCGCAGAGACGACCAGCGCAACACCTCGAATGCGCCGTTGATCGACCATCCTTTGCGTCCGCGCTTGAACACATCCAGGCACAATCGAATCAGGCTGACGAGTACATGGGGATTAGCCTGGTGGAATGCCGCGAAGCGTTCCCCAGGCGTACCACCACGCTCATCCGGTTCAGTGAGCGGCGAGAAGATGAGGTCGAGCTGATCGTCATGGCAGTCGCTCATGGTTTGCGCTCCCAAGGCTTAGCCATCACTCTATCCAGCCAATCGCGGGCCTCACTCCAGTGACCCCCATCGAGGAGGTCGAGCTGCGAGGCGTTGCGCGCCGCCCGAGCCGCCGCCACGAGGTCAATGTCAGAGCCGCCGGGCACCTCGTTGCCCCAGGCGTGCCAGCCCTTCGCCCGCTGGCGCGCGAACAGCTCGATTCGAGGGCGGTCGCCGAGGAGCTGGACGATTCGGTCTCGGACCTCGCCCGGCTTCTCAGAGTGCCGCCCAGGTGGCGCGAGCACGACCTGGTGGACTCCCCCGGACTCCCGCCCGAGCTTGCCCCTGACGCCGATGAGGCAGACCTCCGTGTTTGTCCGCGTGGACTGGCCCATGCCCCAGAAGAGGCCGCCCAGGTCGCCGCGGTCGAAGCCGGCCATCACCTGACGAGTGACGCCGATGGAGCGCACCTTGCGCAGGTTGGCGAGGACCTCTTCGAGGCCCGCGAAGTCGTACTTCTCTGCCAGGGCGGAGTAGTTGCGCAGGCAGTAGCGCACGCCCCGGAGAATGCCCTTTTCCAGGCGACCCCGGGCCGAGGACACCGGCACCAGCGCCGAGGCGACCCCGCGCTGAATCGTCCGCCGAGCCTCTTCCTGCGCCGAGCGCGGCGCCGTCTTGACCCACACGAACGCGCAGGTGCGGTACGAGAAGCCCCAGGCCCGCATCACCTCGAAGGCGTCGGGCAGCGTCGGCCAGGTCGCCCAGAGGAACAGCGCGCAGTCGTCCGCCACGAGGTCGGCCACCGGCAGCGCGGCAATCTCCGAGACCGGCATCGTGGGGTACTTGAACGCGGCGCCCCGTTGGCCGGCGACCGCTTTGTCATCGTACTGCCAGGGCGGGTCCGCCAGCACGACGCTGTATCTCAGGGCCTCCATGTATCCTCCGATGTGCTCTGCGCCTGTTTTCTTTCGCATCATGCACACGGTTCGATGCGGTGTCAATCGAACGGGCGCGAGAAGGTGCGGTTTTCGCGCTTCCAGTGGCATCATGCCCACCGCCACACCATCCATGAGGAGAAGCCCCTCGTGCCCATCATCGCCCCGCTCACACCAGGCGACACCATCGAAGCGGTCATCGACACCCAGGGCGCCCAGGCCGGCACGCGCGCCGTCGTCATGGCCGTCGGATGGATGCCGCTCGACCACGGCTGGCAGGTCCGCCGCGTGGTCGCCCGCATCGTGACGCCGCCCCGCCGCGGTGGAACGCTCGCCGCCGACATCGAGCGGGGCGCGTGGCGAGGCGTGCCGCGTCACGCAGGCCCGGCAGAGATCGTGCCGAGCTTCCTGTCGATGGCCGAGCCCGATGGCCAGCGGGAGGCAGCATGAAGTCCGGCCGCCGCATGCTCGACTCGATTCGACTCATCGACGCCAGCGCCTCGACCGCCACTGGCCGAGACCTTCGCCAGTGGCGCCTGGAGATGGGGCTCGACCAGCGCAGCCTCGCAAAGACCCTTGGGGTCAGCCAGTCCACGGTCTCGCGCGCCGAGGCCCACAACAAGCGGGAGGAGTGGTACGCCCGGATGGTCTGGTTGCTCTGGTACGGGCTGGAACAACAGCAGCTCATCGCCAACCTGCGCCTCGCCCTCGGGGAGCAGATGGCCGCCCGCAGGAGCCCCGCGCCCCACGATTAGCGGCGCGCGTGTTTTTTTGTGCGTAGCGGCTTGACGCGGGCGCTTTGCGGCACTAGATTGGGTCATGAAAAGAAAGGAGCCGAACGTGACCCAGCCCAACCCCAGCCTCGAAGCCGCTCAGGCCAACTGCTCCGCCGCGCTCGACGCCGCGTGGGCGCTTCCCCCGGCCGAACGCGCCCTCGCCCTCGCCCCCGCCGTTGCCGCCTTGCAGCGCGAAACCGACCGGCTGGCGCCGGAGGATCTCGAATGGGAGATCCTTGCCCTGGTGGGAGCGCGGGCGACGCTCGCCTACTTCGAGACTCTCCCCGCCCGTGGGCGCGGACTGCGCGCCCACGCCCGTGAACTTCCCCGAAAGGAGGCTTTCCGATGAACAACAAGCCCGAACCCAGCCCCCTCGGTTACTTCGCCGACGCCGTCATCGCGTACATCGAGAGCATCGAGCTGGCCACGGCAGACGTGGTGACGGAACTCGAAGCGACAGAGACGCCCGAGGCCACTGTCGCCATCCGCGACCGCTTCTTCGACGCCATCAGACTGGCCGACATCGCGCTGTCCGAGGCGCTCGCCGCCCCCAAGGTCTCCTGATTGTCGTCCCGCCCATTTTTTTGTGCGCAGCGCCTTGACGCATGGCCTTTGCGTCACTACATTAAGGGCGTGACCACCAAGGAGCAGAACGTGAACAAGACCCCCACCGCCGCCATCATCTCTATCGCGACCGAGCTGTTGCCCATCGAGGGCACTACCCTGGATGCCATCCACGAAGCGATCCGCCAGGTCGCCGGCCTCAAGCCCGAGTGGGTCGCCGGCCTCGACCACAAGGCAGCGGTCGCCGAGCTGGCGCGTCGCCGCAACGTCGTGCTCCCGCCCGAGCCCTTGAACCGCGAGGCCGTCGAGAAGCTCCTGACCTTCGACGTTCGTATGGTGGACGTGGCCACCGCAGACGAAGAGTGGACCGGCCCCGCGCTGGAACTGCTCCACAACAACTGCGAGGTCGAAGGCGACGGCGACAGCGTGCTCGAAGCCCTGGCGGAACTGGCCCGACTGCCCGCTGGTAGTTCGGTTCTCTGCGGTTTCTTCAGTCTGACCCGGTTGCCTTCGAGTGAAGGCGACAACGTCGAAACCGAAGGCGACAACATCGAAAACGACGGTTCCGAAGGCGTCCGCGTCTTCGCCGAGCATGACGACGGCGACGGCCTGGACGCCGCCGAGGGCATCGACGACGACCTGAACGACTACGACGACGAATGCGGCTACTACGGCGACTCCAGCTACTCCCGGCGCATAGACCCAGACCAGCGGGCCGAGGCACGGCAGATGGGCTTCACGGACTTCTGACGAGCCCAGCCAGCCCACCACGACACACCAGAGGACCACCACTTGAAGTTCATCACCCTGACAGCCGTTCTGCTCGCGGCCACCGGATGCCGGGACCGAGCCACCTACCGCTGTGTTCTGCTTGACGGCCAGGTCGTCGAAACGCAGCTCCGCGAAGACGCGCTGACGCCCACCCCGTTTGGGCTCGTTGTCATGCCCGCCGAGGGCCGGCCGTTCGTCGCTTCCACATGCCAGGAGATCAACAAGTGAAGACCAGCAATCCCATCGGCATCGGGTCGCAAGGGTGGCGCCCGGCAGACCGGCGCGTCTACGTTCGAACAGGCAACGACGGCACGGGCGACGGCCGACTGCTTGCGCGCGGCCAGTGGGAGCGCGTTTGGGTCGTCGGGGAGACCACGCGTTCCTGGATCTGTAGCTCGGTCGAGGGAGTCCGGCCGGACGACACCAGGCGGACGTTCAAGATCCCGAAATCTGGCGGCCACAACGTCTCCTTTGACGCGAGGGACGTAGAGCTGCGGATCTGGGCAGGCATCCACCGCCACGCGGTCCAGAAGCGCGTCTATGCCCTCTCGCCCGAGCAACTTGCGGTGATCGCCGCCGCCATGGGCTACGAAACCATGCCGAGCGAGCCGCGACCGGACGGTCAGCCGTGCCTCATCCATCGGGCCGAGGGCGGATGGCGCGGAGAGCCGCAGCGCCTTCTCGACTTCGACGGCCGCCCCGTGGACGCGGACGGCCGACCCATCGCCGAGACGCGCGACGAGGTTCGTCCTTGAGCACCTGCGCAGACGCCCAAGACTGCGCCGACCTGCGTTACCCCGGTTCGAGACTGCGCCGCCTGGAGACCGGCGAGGACGCCGAGCCCTGCGACTGCCCATGCCACGACGACTTCGACCAGGACGACTGGAGCGAAGGCGACGACCCCAACCCGATGTCGTGACGAACGACACCAACGAGGACCACATGAACGAGAGCAAGACCTGTAGACAATGCTACGGGACGGGCACCGTCCAGTACCGCGACGGCCAGCCCCCCAAGCCCTGCCCGGAGTGCGCCCCCGGGCCGGTCGCCGAGCCGTTGCGCTTCACGCGCGATGGCACCGTGGTCCAGATCGGTGCCTTCGACAAGGGCGAGCGCCCGATCATGCGCCGGCCCTCCGTGCTCCGCCTGGTGCAGAGCGGCCACGGGTACATCGTGGTGGACGTGCCCATCGAGGGCGTCGGCATCGCCACGGTACAGGCGGTCGCCCCGGTCGAGTTCATGCGCGGCGCCCTGGGCAAAAGCGTGCGCATCACCTTCGAGGTGCTCTCGTGAGCATGCAAGACTACCGCTGCATGTGCGGAGACACCGACTGCCCGAGCTGCGGGACTGCCCAGGGCACGCTGGTCGAGTGCCCGGACGGCGGGCACTGTCACCACAACTGCGACCCGGCGGCGTGCTTTCGCGTGCGCCACGCATCGCCGCTCCCGGGCGTGTTCCCCGGGGACCGCTGGCCCGCTGAAGCTGGGGAGTCGAACGGTGGCGTCGATCCCTTTGCCGCTGACCCGCGCTCCGACCCGATGCCCGCGACGTGGCCGGGCGATGACCCGCTCGACCGGGCGCTTCACGAGCTGCCGCCCCTCGACTTCGAGGCGCAGAGAGAGACGGCGCAGTACGTCGAGGACGTGCAGGCGGGCATCCGACCCGAGGACCCCGGGATCGGAGTGGTTGCTCGCAAGACCGAGCCGATCCCCCCGGTGACGGTCACGCCGCCCTACTGCGGCCCGGGGATGTTCGCGCGCAGGGTGCGCGACAACCTCGCACGCTTGGCCGTCGAGCCAGACCTCGGGGACACCCTGCGCGCCGTCGCGAGACACACACTGGAGATGGCCGAGCGTACCGTCGAAGAGGTCGCGCTCATCGAGGACCAATCCGGCCCGAGGCTCCTCACGGTGCCGCACCACCTCGACGACGCCGACCTCGAAGCCCTACGCGCCGCCATGGAGCAGAGCGCCCACCAGCCGCTCATGCTGATTCGGGACAACCCGCCGCCGGCCGCCGGCCCGCTGGCGCTGTCCGCTGGCGACATCGACGAACTGGCCACGAAGATCGGCGCGCGCGTAACCGAAATGCTGGCCGCCGAGCCCCTGCTGGCCCTGCTGGCGGCCGCGCGCGAGTGGGCCGACTGGTTCGAGGACGATCTTGGAGACGTGGTTGCAAGGAACCTCAAGGCCAGCGTCGAGGCGTGCGCCGGCATCGGCGCGCTCATCAATGACCAACCGGGCCCGGAGGTGACGTGATGCCGTGGTCAACCGATGTTCCGCCGAAGTGCCGTATCTGCGGAAAGTTGCGTCCGCGCGTGCTCTACGGGTTCGGCAAGGCACACCGAAAGTGCATCGAGAAGGAGAAGAGGTTCGAGCTGACGAGTGGGCGACCGCAGAAAACCGAACGGCTCGACGAGCTTGGAGCCGTCATGGTGGAGGGCGTTCTGGTTGGCCCCGGCATCGACAGCAGCAAGGTAGGTGGCCAGTGAGCGCCCGCCGCAAGTCCTACCAGGAGTGCCGCCGCCGATACGACCGCGACTTCGAGCGCCACGAGCTGCGCGTCGGCGTCGAGGGCCCCAAGGTCTTCGCCTTCACCCTGCGCAGGCCGGCCGAGTGGATGTACGGCGTCGAGATCCTGTTCACTCCGGTCGGGATTGTGATGCACGGAGACTTCACCCCTCCGTCGCACCGCGGGCCCTGCGGCGCGTACATGAAGGACCTCGCGTGGTTCGCCGCGGAGATGGACCCCGACTACCTGGCCGGCAAGTTCCTGGAGAAGGGGTGGACGCGCGAGGGCGCCGAGGACCACATCCGCGACAACATCGAGTCGTTGCGGTCGAGCATCTCCGATTCCAAGGCCGTGAGAGACAAGACGTTGGCGCGCTGCACCAGACTGGAAGCCATGGTGAACAACGGCGAGGGCCTGACGGATCTCGCCGAGTACGAAGCCACATGGGCGCAGGAGTGGTACGAGGACACCATCGGCGACGCCGAGTGGGTCTACCCGGACAGAGCCTACGACCCCGCCGGCATGGCAGCCCTCGCAACCATCCACGCGTGCTTTCGACGTCTCTTCTGGACGCGCTATGAGACCATCGAGCGCGTCAACGACGGGTTCGTCCTGACCGAACGGGCGAAGCCGTGACGAAGAAGATCAAGCGCATCGTGGACCCGAAGTGGGGGCCGTGGGAGCAGCGCCCCGCCGCCGTCGCCCAGGCCAACGCGGGCTTGTGGGGGTCCGAGCTTGTCGGCATGCTCGCCGCCTACGTCAACCGGGTGTACTCGGTTCAGGAGTTCGCCGAGGTACGCGAGCAAGGACTCCTTCGAGGTCAACTGGTGACGCACCTACTCATCCGCCGCCACGACGGCACGACCAACGTGCCGTGGGCGGACAAGCAGCGGATCAAGGACGACCTTGCCGGGCCAGACCGCCTGGCCGTCGAGGTGTTCCCGCCGACGGACGCGCTCGTTGACGAGCGCAACCTCTACCACCTTTGGGTTTTCCCCGCTGGCACGACCCTTGGGGTCTCGCTCACCAACCGCGGGACGTCTAAGGCGTGCTGACCGGCTGATCTGACCGAGGCGTTTGACCGTCACGCCTTTCTGCAGGACGTCGTGAAGGTGTTCTTCATGCGTGAATACGAGTAGTTAGCCGCGCGCACTCGTGCCTTCCACCTTCCGTGCAGCGTCTTTCTGCAGGACGCCGAGGTCAGCTTCAGCTTCGCGCAGTCGCGAAGCCCAGTGCGACTCCATCCCGCGGCTCACGCGCACCCGCAGCGCATCGACGAACGCCAGGCGCGCGGACTCTTCCGCTTGTGCCTCCGCGGCGCGAGCCTCTTCAGCCGCCTGAGCGAGCGCGCGCCGTGCCTCGCTCACCTCGCGTCGCAGCAGTTCGATGGCGAGACGTCGCAGCGCACGCTTGAGGACGTCGTTCATCGGCGAGGCTCCCGCGCTGACGCCTGGCGCAGAAGGCGCGCCCACCACACGAGACGTTGCCGGACGCTTGGGGGCGCGCAGGCCCAGTCTCCGTGAAACGGTACATGCTGGCCGCCGCGAGGGTCGCTCCAGTGCTTGACCGCCGCGTCCACCGACGTCGCGAACGCTTCGACGGCGTCCCGCAGTTCGCTTTCGTTGCCCATCTCGACCTCCTTCGGCCCATCGACCGCGCCATGCTCGCCATCGGACCACGGAATCGTCGGTTCTCGTGGTTCGGGTTCGTGCGCCTCGCAGCCAGCCGGGCACCGCTTGTCCGCGGTGCAGCTCTCCCGGCGGCAGAACGCGCACCCGTGCAGGATCTTGCCGCTGGGCGAGGTGTGCTTGAGGATAGACCAGCGGCTCATTTCTTCACCGCCAGCGGTCGCTCGCGCGGCTCATACGGCACCGACCGGGCAGCCGTCAGGTCGCGCAGATACGCGGCCACGGCCTTCAAGGCCGTGCTGTAGTGCCCACCCGCGCCGGTGCCCGAGCAGAACCAGGGCGGGGCGTCACCCTTGGCCACGACGTAGACCGGCAGCCCGGCGCCCGCGGCGAAGGCCAGCTCGCCGACCGCCGAGGCATCCTCGGGCGACCAGACGCCGAAGACCGCCGAGGCGCCCTTGAGGACCGCTCGCGTCGCCTCCGGCTCGTTGCGGTGGACCAGCGTGGCGCAGGGCCCGCACGGCGCGCCGAAGACCTCTTCGAGGGCCTCGATGAGGGCCGCGTCCGACTGGGGATCAGTGAGCGCGAGGTAGATTTTCAAAGCATCACCCCCTGTAAGTCACGAACCTGAAGGGGCGCGGGACGCTCCTGGACGCGCAGAGCCTCCGGCCATTCGGCGGGGTCCGCGCCGGCCGGGTGGCGCAGGTGGATGCCGAGCCCCTCGCCGACAGACGGCCGCGCGCCCATCTGTTTGACGAATGGGGATGCACCGGCCGCACGGCACTGGGCGATGGTATCGCGCGCCCATTCAACCCGAAACGGCCGGGCGTTCGGGCCGGACTCACCGCCCACAATCACCCAGTCGAGCTTGTGAATCACCACGCGGCGGACGCCGCCGTTTTCGATCTCGTCTGCCAGTACGCCCGGCCCCCACTCCTCCAGGTGTCGAGAGAAGTCCACCGCCTCCAGCGCCGGCTCGTAGCTCCCGAAGTGCCGCGGCGCCGGCAGGCGCAGCAGGTGGGAGCAGCGGGCGTCCGTCTCGCGCTGGTTTTCCATCGTGGCCCCCACCCAGGCGTTCGGCGGCCACGAGCCCCACATCCAGGCGTTCGGGACCATTTCGCCGACGAGATGGGGCCGTTTCGTGAGCAGCAGCCAGACCAGCCAGGGCGTCGCCTCGACCAGATCGAAGAGGCGCGTCCGCGCATCCTGCATCGCCGCCCAGGTCTCGTCCGAGATCGTTTCGCGCTCCTCGAACACGTCCGCCATCGAGGCGCAGAAGACGAAGGCCGGCTTGCCGAGTTTCTTCGCCTTTGCGTTCCAGGCCAGAGGCTCGCGCCAGTGTTTCTCACCGAAGAAGCGCCGCGGCACATCCTTCCCCCAGCCATAGCCGAAGCGCCCCGCCCAGTCCGCCGCGTAACAGTGCTTGCAGGCGGGTGACACCTTGTGACAGCCCCACCAGGGGTTGAAGGTGTGATCCGCCCACGAAATCCCCGTGTTCTCACTCATCGGATGGTCCTCCAGAAGACATGCACGGTGCCCGTGCGTTTGATGGGCCTGTACCCGAGCCGGCGCCAGCCGGCAGACACCCGCCGCGAGGCCGCAGGCGTCGCGAACGCGACCGCCCGCTTCGCCCACCGCGGCACCTTCACCTTGCCGGCCAGAAAGCGCCGGGCCACCCCCTCGAAGCGCCGGGCCTCGACCGCCGGGCAGGTCGGACGAGCCCACTGGCCAGGCCGGCGCAGCTCCGCCACCAGGTCGCGCCCGTCTCGCCGCGCCCGGTTCTTCGCCACCTGCGCGATGGCCACGACCTCGCGCAGGCCGCCCGGCTTGTCGATGAGACCTCGGGCCTCAGCGCAGAGCACGCCGCCCAGGACGGACGCGACCGAGAGCGCGAGGCCAAGCATCACCCGATCCCCGGCAGCGCGTCGTGCGGAGGCAGGCCCGCCCGGTCGAGGTAGTCGTCCGCCTTCGCCCAGACCTTCTCGTCGAGGATGAGCCGCGCCAACTCCGCGCGAGCACGGTCCCCGTGGGCCAGAAACACCCGGCCGGCGACGTAGAGCGCCGAGGTCCCCGCCCGGCGCCCGAAGTCGGCCAGGCGAGCGCGCATCGTCGCCCGCACCTTGTCCGGCGTGTTGCAGGTAGAGACGTTGGCCGTATCCCGCTCCGCCATGACCTCGTAGGCCAGGCGGCCCAGCTCGCGGCGCCGCTCCGGCGTCGGGTCGCCCACGAGCAAGCACTGGCCGTCGGCCATCGGCACGACCTCCAGAGGGCCCAGCGGCAGGACACCCGACCCCTTTCCTGCCGCTGGCAACGGGGCGACCGTCAACACCCGCAACGGGCGTTGCACCGGCGCCGCTTCGGTGGACGACTCTTCGGCCTCCGTGACAAGACGCAGACTCATTTCGCCAACCTCCCCAGGGCTTCCGCCCAGTCAGTGCCCCGGCAGGCTACACCTGCCGCGAGCGCGTGCTCCTCCGACCACGAGCGAACGCCGTCCCGCAGAGCCCTACCGACGGCCGCCGCCGGCACGACGACGCAGTCGCCGAGCGGATTCGCGCCGAAGGCGACGACGTAGATCGCCGTCCCCCTGCACATGACCCACCAGTCCAGGAAGTCGAGCTGGTGGCGCTCGACCTTGCTCGCGTCTCCCAGGACGAGCCGCCCGGAGGCGCAACGCTTCGCCTCCAGCGCGACGTGGAAGCCATCCACGAAGCCGATGTAGTCCACCACCGCCCGGCCCTGAATGACGCCGCCGCCCCGCTGGTAGATCGCCTGCGGGTACTGGCGCGCCATCACACCGCGCCGAGCCGTCTTATAGAACGCATGTTGAGCGTCGAGCCTTTGTTCAAGGTCGCGGCCGAGCCGCGACTGCGCCTTGCCATCGTCACGGCTTGACTTCCGCGGCGCGCTGGCGCCGATTGCTTCGACTTCTTTCATCGTCGGGCGTTTCGGCATGTCATCCTCCGTGCTTTGCGCGAAGTGTCGCGCTCTTAGGCCGGAGGTCTTCGCCGGCCATAATCGTGCAAGTCATGTTGCCGTTGATGCGGCTCCAGACGCGGTCGCCGACGTAGTCCTCGAAGTCGCCGGGGACCTCCGGTGTGGACACGCGCAGGTTCGTGGAGAACATGACGGTCTGACCCGCCGTGAGCCGGTCGCCGATCACCCGCTCTGCCACCCGCCGAGCGAAGTCGGAGTCTTGCGCAGCTCCCAGATCATCGACCGCCAGAATGTCTACCGCGAGCAGCGGCTCGACGATGGGAGAGTCGGGTTTCTTCTCGGCGTAGCAGTTGATCATGCTGTCAAGCAGCGTCCGCCAGTTGACCCACCTCGCACGGTGGCCACGCACGATCAATTCATGGACCACACACCCCATGACCCAGCTCTTACCCACGCCAGGCGTGCCGAAGAGGCCGCGACCTTTCGTGCCTCGCTCCCATTCGTCGATGTACTTCCGCAAGCCGGACGGGTTGGGGCGCTTCTTATTTGGCTCCCATGCGTCGAGCCGGGCGTCGATGAGATCGGCCGGCAGACGCGCTTCATCGAAACGCGCCACCAGAGCATCCAGTCGCTTGCAGGTAGGACACTTGCGCGCGTAACTGTACCCATTGACCTCGTACCGCTCGAAGCCAGCCCCGTGACAGACCTGGCAGGGGACCGCGACCCGCTGGGCGCGCAGGTAGGGTAGCCCCTGATCTGGCCGATGCACCGTCAGGGTGTACTCGCGCTCGCTCATTCGTCCTCGAAGCAGGTCACGGGGCGCGCCCCGACCTCGTAGAGGCCCCGGCCGAAGCCGGCGCGTGTGTCTTTGCCCGTGTCGGGCTTCAACTTTCCCTCCAAGACCTTGCGGGCGAAGAAGACAGGTTTCTCGGAGCCGCGCGCCTGTACGAGGGCCGCCTCGACCTTGCGACCGCCGTGCGCCTTGAACAGGTCCACCAGGACCGCCATTTGCCGCCCGTCGAGCATGAGCCCCGGCGCACGGATCGGCACCTGCCCCTTGTCGTTGGGCCGCTTCTTGCCGTCCGCATTGGACTGGGCCTGGAGAGCCAT